GTGTCGGGGTCGAACACGGCGAAAGCCCCGTTGCAGATTGTGAACGCTGCGGTCCAAGCAGCAGCAGACACGTGACGGTCACGACGTTCTCGTTCACGATCACCCTCGACTACACCGGCCCATGGACACCCTCGGGGTGGCGGCTCGGATGGGGGCTCTCATGACCGTTCTCCTTGCAGCGATCGCAGCCGACACCATCCCAGCCACCGACGGCCGCGTCCTCGTCATCATCGCGACCATCGGCTGCATCGGCACGATCGCGACCGCGTGGATCCCGGTCCGACGCGCCGCTGACCGCGCCAAAGCCGCCCAACAAGGCGTCGACCGCATCGCCGAATCGGTTGGTGAGGTCAACGGCCACGGCACTGTCCAAGACGCGACAGGGCAACTCCTCGACCAGGTCGCCGCCGTCCGCGCCGATGTCCGCTCCATGCACACCACCGTCGAATCGCTCGTGGTTTCAGAGTCGACGATCAGCGACCGGCTGAAGGACCACGACCGCGAGCACGCCGACCACCGGCGCCGCCTCGACAACATCGAGAAGGACCGCACATGACCGCTTTCGCGAAACCGAACCGTGACGCCTCGCAGATGGTGTGGGTGCGTGCCCCGATCTCTGGGGCAGCCGCAGACATCGACACACCATAAACCACAAAAGAACATTTTCCCCTGACGAGTTATGCGGGTCGATTGTCGTAATCGGAGTATTTTTCATGCTTTGAAAAATGCAACAAAGCTGCTGCATGGAACATTACAGCGGCCAAATGATTAAATCCTTCTTCGTCGACCATTTCTCCACCCCAAAACTGGTGAGCATGTCGCTGTAACGCAGCATAAGAAAGGCTCCAATCGTAGCCTGCTTCCCAATTTCTAGGATTATACTTTTCGGCCCCTTTCCCATAATGCTCAGCCATTTCCCACAGTGAATCTACAGGAATAAGATCAAATCTTGCTCTTTTAGTTTCTTTTTCTCCACCAGTTTTGGACTTAACCCGATAAACTCCCTCTTGAGAGGGACGGCTCTGCTTGTTCTTTCCCATAAAAGTTCTCCATCTGTTTAGGTCGTAGTTATCTTAACCGACAAAAGAGGTTCAGTATGCCAATCACTATCAGAGAGCAACTTGGTGGAAACCCTATCGTTCCTCCCCCTATCCCGCAAGGGTGGAAACCTGACGCCTGTCCCGATTTAAGTTTCTCTCAAGTTCCTTGGAGCGGGTTTAAAACCCCGTGGTCTATCAGTATTGAAAATGCTACTGTAGATGTGAGCAGAACAGCTTCTTTAACCAGCTTTGATACACCTTTGGATCTTGGTGTTCCTGACACTGTTTGGCAAGGTTCAGTGTCAGGAATGCCGTTCCATGTACCGGGTGCTGACGCTAAAGCTCAACTTGTTTTAGATAAAGGTCGCCCACCTGTGGTTCGATATGAGACCCGTCGTTTTCTTTTTTGGGATTTCCAGGTACCAGTTTCAGTACAGCAACCTATTGAAGCTATCACTTTGCCTCCGGTCCTTCGTCGGGAAGGGGACCCTAATGGGTCTTATGACCGTCACACTTATCTGATTCGTCCTGACGCTGGGCGTCTTGTTGAGATAATTCAAATAGAACATTCGTCAATGTTTGGGGCGGAATGGACTGCCGGTTGGGATGGCGGAGGTCCAGGTATTGCTGTGTGGGACACAACCCGCCCTTGGGATGAGGTAGGTCAACCTGTTGGGGTTTGTGCCGCTGGGGTTCCACAGTTCCCTCATTTTATTCGTTTTGATGAGGTAGCTAATGGGACACTTGACCATGCTGCTTTTTTTGCTTTACCTAAATATAATCCTGGTAAAACAGGTTACGCTCGTGGTTCTGACGGCAAGGACCCTTCTCATTCTCTGCGAGCAGGGGAAAGAATCCGTCTTTCTGCAGAAGCTACTAATCGTATTTGCTTAGAACGTGGCCCGAGATCTTTGGAGGCAACTGTTGCCATTGGTTTACGTAAACATGGGGCTATTTTAGGAGATACTGCTTCTGTTCCTGCTCTTGTAGGTACCCAAGATAGACGGTGGAGAGATCATGGGTGGAAGGGGTTAGGAACTAAGCTAAGCGACTTTGAGGTCGTAGTTAGCCCCTAACCCCCGTAGAAGGCCCTCTAAGAGGAGTAGTTTATTTTAAGGCACCTTTACCCATTTAGCTCTCAGGGCTTTTAAAGGAGCCCTGAGGGGCGTTAGAAGCAAATTCGTGCCTGAAGCAGTGCCAACGTTCTCTTGCAAAAGGACCGACAGGGTTTTCTTCTAAATCGGCAGGACGACAAACGTGCTCTAACGGGCTCCAATGTCCGTGTGTCACAAGACGGGTAAATAATTCAAAATCTTTAGATACGTCTCGTTTTCCATCGTGACTGAGGTATGAAACTCTTGCACATCGTGCGGCCGAAAGTTTTTTCAAATTTTCTGTGTCAAAGTCTTTTTCGTTTTCTTGAATGTAGGGTAGATGCCATTCGTTTTGTTTGAGAAGTTTCGGTTCAGAACTTTCGTAAAGTTCTCTCATTTTTTCTGCTGGGATACGAATTTCTGCTTGAGCATCAGAGTTGCAGCGTTGAGTGAAAAAATTTTGAAACTCTGACCCTGTGATAATAGCTGTGGTGTAACTGTAAGGTTCCAGTACCCTGTTAACGACCTCTTTTGACACGTTCATGTTTTGAAGAATTGTTGCGTAGTCTACTGCGGCTGAGGCAGCTTCTATCCAAACATCTAGTGCCTCATTGAGAAGGTCTCCCTCAAGAGGAGGACCGGCCTGCATCCCCGGTTGAGCTGTTCCCCATACGAGCGGAACAGCTATGTCGTCACACACCGAGTCGATAACCTTTTGTATAGGGCGGGCTCGTGAACTGGCAGCGTTTCTAGCAAAAACTCGGTGAGTAAGGAATTCACTCCAAATGTAGCGGTGAACTTTTATTTCAAAAGTAGTGAGTCTTTCCCCGTACTGATTAACCGAGTCTGAAATGATCCTTGCTGGCATTTTTTTAGTTTCCTATCTTAAGTTTCTGTAAGTCTACTTTTGCTTTAGCTAAAAAGTCGTCCACTGTAGCAGTGTTTACCCTATGTTCTTCAACTAAACAAACAATTGTTTTTATCCCAGCTGAAGCAATGCTTTTAGCGCAAGTAAGACAAGGCTCTCCGTTTACGTACAGTGTAGCACCGTGGAACCTGTCCCCGTCACCGTGAGCTAAGGCATTTATCTCAGCATGACTAGAGAAACAAAGCCCCGGCCCGGAATCGTATGGGGTTCCTGACGGAACATCATTTAACGCTCTTGGGCATCCCCCGTCAACACAGTCAACCATCCCACTTGGTAACCCGTTATAGCCTGTTCCAGCTACCTTTCCGTACTTGTCGATGATGAAACAAAAGAACGCTTTTTTCTGACAGCGGCGAAAAATCTCTGCGTTGGCTACACATGCACGTAACCATTGCAAATGTTTTCTAGTCAACTTATTGGTTTCGTCAAGCATTTTCTAATGTTTCAACTTCGAGCTGTTTCATACGTGAGATAACCTCACTCCACCCCAAAACGGTTAATTCTTTGATTATTTTTCCATCAAAGAATTTATTAACAGAGTTGCAGATTGTAGCGAACTCATCAGAGTTAATGTTCAAATGTTTGGTTTTTCCAAACTGATCTGAGATGTAAGCATGATTAGCTTCACAAGGGATGATTCTACTAGCGTCTCCTGATGGCTGAAATACAGCAACTTTTTTGTTTTTAGGGGCACCCATTGTCATCTCTTTCTTGTAGGTAACGAAATGCTAGTTTTTCTAACTGTATCGAGTTGGCCCGGATACGCGAATCCGAGTGTAGCAGTCTCACGGGGAAGGTTGTGTAACCAAGGTCTACGCAGGCGGCGAGACGATGGTACCCGTCTTGGAATCTTAGATTAATCCCATCACTATAACAGGTCCCTGGCTCTTGCAACCCTACCCCTTGGATTGATAATAGTAATTCAATAAACCCTGTATCAGAACGGGCTTTTGCTACTAGGCGACTTTCAGCTATTTCCAACATCAACCCTATAGGAATGTAAATTCCTTCAAGACGGAACGATTCGGTGGTTTGCCCATACGCCCCGTCATCAAAGAATTCCCCACCCCAATTTAAGCTTGTTTTGTGGTCAGCCAAGTTGGTCCCCTTGATAGGATTCGCCGTTATGAATACGTCTTTTGGTGTTCAAGTTTTCTGTTACTCATGTGGCGAAGGTTGGTCGGAGTATACCATCCCTACCAATTGTGTTGGTTGTGGAAAGTCCTCTCAGTTGGGTTACTCCAGGTCGTTACTCAACCAAGACGATTTCATCGGGGTGATTGAATCACCTGCTCAAAACTTAATGTTTCTTGAGCAAAGTGTTAAAGACCATCATGTGACTAAAGTTTTTTATGTTCCACTTCCCTTAAATTTGTACACTTTAGATTCGTTCATCTTTAACTGGGACCAGGCCCAGGTGTATAGTTTAGATTTCAGTTTTTTATGCTCTATTGAGTTTTACTACAAGGAACTTTTCGGGTTTTCATGATTTTCTGTACCGAATGTGATATGGACATTGATGACATGTCCGTTAGTTGTTGTTGTCATGATTTTTTAAACTGGTCGGTTTTTAATAACACTGAGGTACCTGAGTTTTCTTTAGTTTTGCCTCGTAACCAGTATTTTTTAAACTTTGACTTGGAACAAATCTTTTATTTAGACAACGATCGTGCCATTGTACTCAATGAGTAGCAAACTGTTAAGGGAACAGATGACCTCTTGGTTAGTTCAGATGAACCAAATTTCTAGCACAGCTAGATTCATCAACAAATGTGATGTTATTGACATTCAGTTCGATAACGGTCATTCAAGAGAAGTTTATTTGGTTACTAGTATCGAAGATAGGCAACGGGGGTTGTCTCATCTTCCGTCACTGGAAACGGACGGAATGCTTTTTGCATTCGCTGCCCCGTCTTTGGTTCCTTTTAACATGTCAGACATGTTGTTTGATGTTGATATCGCTTGGTATGATTATCAGGGGAATCTTTTGAAAATGACTTCTTGTTCAGCTGGGCTTACTACCCCAGTTTGTTCCCCTGAAGCGTTTTCTTACGTTTTAGAAGCACCTGTGGGAACTATTCCAACTACCAACTTGAAAGTAAGGTATTGATGGCATCTAATTGGGTTGACTGGATGGATGAAGATGAGGCTTGTTCTAATTGTGGAGAAGTGTTCTTCCATCAGTCTAAAACTTTAGGAATTTGTTTGGAGTGTGCCAGTGAACTTCTTGCAAGATCTTTTCAAGATAATGAAAGTTTCGAAACCGTCTTGTGAAATGATTCGCATTGTTGATGCGATAACCCACAAGTTACCCATCCCTGCCTCTGTTCAGGGATGGGTTTGCAATTTGTACGACGAAAGTTTACGCAAAGAAGTAAACTTCAGCCAGTTAGATTAGTTATCATTTTTCTTTCGTCAAATATTTATTTGAAATCACTTTGATGTTTCGATGGTTATCTAGGGGACTTCCGTCAAGGTGACGCCACACAACGCCTTCTGCTAAACAACCAGGGTTTAGAGTGGATTTCATTCCGTCAACTTGCCCAAGGGCTTCTTCTAGGCTCTGAGGGGATTTAAGGGGTAGTTGGGGGACTGTTGGTAGACCAAAGTTGCGTACGAAAGTCCACGGTTGTGGGACACCACCAATGTCTACGTTGAACAAACCAAACCGATGACCTTTTAACTTTAGGCGATTTCCGTTGATCCCTTCACCGTAAAGTTCCCCCTGAGCAACAATGGGGGTCTTATTAAGGTTGAGCATATCAGACCAACCTCTTAACACGGTTTCTATGTCAAGAGATTTTGCTATTTTCCAAAACGGGTTTGTGTCGGACTCAGCAAGGTCAACGTTATGAGAACAGACATGGAAGACTCCTTCTGAATCTAGTCCGAAGGAGGCAGAACTTCCGTCTATTTTTTCACTACAAACGACTTCCCCTTCAAGGGGGAAAAGGTGATTAACGTTCTGCGCTCGTTCAGCCCCAGTTTTCCAGACCCAAGAGGGACGCAGCCCGACAGATATTCCCAACAGAGACGTTGGAACAGGGGGTTCCCATCTGAGAACCCCTAATATGTCTGTAACATCAGACCGTACGGGTAGTTCTGCAAGTTCAGGGAACTCTGATAATGGTAAGGCTAACCCTTGTGAATAGGTTCCTCTTAAGCGGATCGTTTTAAGTACGTGACCTTGATTCCCTGAGGCGTCTGTTCGGACACCTCTTGGTTTAAGGAAACTAAACCGTGGATCTTCCACATCCAGCATGGAGTCTATTTCAAAGTAGCAACATTTGTCCCCTGTTGTGAAGTTTCCTTTGCCGCTAACAACTTCCCATCCTCGGATTCCGACAACTTCGATTTGGTCGGCGTCGGGGATGGGGCGAGTGTGGGTTACAGTTTCAATGGTTGCAAGTGAACGTTCAGTCATCTCTCCATGCTAGCAGAGGTGATGGCTTTAGTCAACGTTTGTTGATGCGTTGATCTTTTCTCTTGTCTGACTCATTCATCTTCATCCTCTTCATCGTAGTATGGGGAGAAGATGATGGACCCGTTTGTGGCAACGGTGACGGGTGGGGAGAGAAGGGAGAGGGTTTCTGTGATGTCAGCCAAAAGTGATTTGACAAGAAACATGGGTGCGCCCCCAAAGTCAATTACTGGATCAAACTTTTCATGATCAACAGTGATAGTTATGACATACAGTCCAGGATCGGGAAGATCCTCGACTGATACTTCTTCTTCTGTTAGTTCAGATTCGTCTAACTCTAGTTCTAAATCATACTCTTCATTCATGAAGATCCCCTTACTCTAGGCAACTACCCTGTTGGGGGTTATAGTAATTCAACGCCCTTTAATGTCTGATTGGTTAAAGATTGCTGTACAGCATCTCTTTTCGCCGCCTATCCTTACCATCTTTTGACAGAGATAATTGCTGATCCTTTACAGCAAGAAGGGTCAAAAAGGTTGGGAGGGAACATCCTTGTCCCGCCGACACAAATACATGTGCATCCGTAGAGCACCATCTCTCTAGTGTCTCATAAAACTTTGGGGTGTCCCAATTTTTCACAGCTGAATACTTGGTAGTTTCATCGTAGGGTGGATCAAGATACATAACAGCAGATGATGGAATTTCTATATCTTTATAATCAATGCATGAAATGGAAGACGCTGTCTGTTGCAATGCCGCTTTCTTTTTCATAAGTCCTTTGGCAGCACTGAGAGCGTAGTTGTCATGATCTTGATTAACAGCGTATCCCCCAAACCACTTGCCACCGAAAGAGCACCCGAACCCAGCGAAGGCTCTCATTGCTGAAGGTTTCGCCTTACGTAGACTTTCATACTCTTCTCTGGAAAGCTCATGGGGGGGGTTCCATCCATCTAGTAGAGCATTGTATAATAGAACTAAATCAGGAACAATATCTGACCCTAAATATTTATCAAAATGTGGGGCTAGTGCTTGAGCCATCCAAGCTCCACCTATGATGGTTCGACAAGAACCTCTCGTCGAGGGGTAGCGTCTAAGATAGTTTGACTTAACCATCTACTAGCTCTAGCTTTTCCTCCCAAGTATTGCATTGTTAATACATCCCGTTCTTATCAGCTGAAGAAATAAAACTTATCCCCCTGTAGAAAGCAGACCCGTTTTCGATGTCAACGGTCTCTACCCATGTACGTTGCGCCCCTTTTGGTTCGTACCAGAAAACAAAAATTCCTTGATGCCAGTTTTCTGAGTGCCCCGTTTGACCTTGTTTTCCTGAGGATTTAATTCCTGTCTTGGCTGAGGGAACAAGACCATCAGTCCGACAAAGGCACCCAGGTGACCCTGCGAAGATCATTCTTGATCCTTTTTTAGTGTTCACTCTTTTGTACACCAACTCACGACGATGAACGTGACCATGCATGGTCGAAACCCCTGATGAGAGATGATTGGCTGCTGTAGCACCTGGAGCTGACCTGGCTACAGATCCATGTTCGAATCTGAGATAGTCGTTAGCCCAGTATTCTCCATCAGGGTAAGCTTCAATGTAGTTGATTTTGTATTCTTCCATGTTCAACAGGTATGGGACTGACACAATTGGGGTGCGTTTTGGATCGTTTTCTTTTGAAAGCCCAACTAGTCCAGGCATTTTGTCGGTAAGATTATTGATTAATCGGGCTTCATGATTATTTCCAAGCCACACTTGTTTGGCGTTTGGGGCTAGTTTTCTGCTAGTTGCACAAATTGTTCCTGCTCTATCTATTGTTAATTGAGTGTTCCCCATGTATCCGGGTGCTGAACGATGTGAACTGAACTCGGGAAAATCAATGTTGTCCCCAGCGAAAACAACTAGATCAACTCCACCTTCTTCTTTATAAGTTTCGTTCAAGTATCCTGTTACCTGAAAAGCAACATCTATTGCTTGTTCATCATGAATTGCCGTGAGAGCCCCCTGGGTGTCCCTGTGGTAACCGATCTGCATATCTGGGAGGAATACCCCCAGACGGGCGTTACTCGGCTTAGAGAGGCCCACAGGGGCCTCTAAGGGCAAGTGAATGTGAATGTCGGGAACTGAGGCAGGAACAAAAGTAGGAACTGGGCGGATTTCGGCTGTAAGCGTAGTTGTTTCTTTATCTACCAACACTCCTTGCTCAAGCCGCGGAGAAGTTTGTTTCCTGAAAGAAAACTTGTTGACCGTTCCAACACTGTTATCTGAAAGAGATTTAGCTAAATTCGCTAAATCCTCAATCGGCCCCTCAAACTCAACAACTTCTCTCTCAGTCCAAAACCTTTGGCCGTACCTCCCAATAGTGTTAGCTGACAAAGGAGGGTAATCGTTTTCTTCTAGAAAAGAAACGAGAGCTTTACCGCGCTGTCCGGCTTCCCACATTTCCTGAAGAACAAATCTTGCAGGATGATCCGCAACCCCTTTAGGGTTATCTGAAAGCTCAGTTTGTTTTGCCATGTAGAACTCTCCGTAATTTTGCTTCTTAGAAGATAATCTGAGAAAGAAACAGTACCTTCAAGAGGACGGTCGTCAGCGTACAAGGCTTTCTACGGTGAGTTGTCATAAAACCTTTCGCCGCGGATGAATTCTTGAAACTGAGAAAAAAAATAACACTCACAGGGCGGCTTTTTTTTGAACTTCTTTTTTCAAATTTGAAAAGAAAGGTTAAGTTAAAACATTTAAGTTTAAACATATTTTAAAACGCAAAAGTGCTTAATGCCTTACCACGTCGACGAGTCGACGAGGCTAAGTCGATCGACTTCGCTTTCTCGAATACTTTTCTTACTTACCTACTTGCTTTCTCAGCTTCTCGTTTTTCTCGTTCTTACTTTTTTATTTATTCTTTACTTACTTCTTTACTTACTTACTCTCCTTCTCTTAGTTTTTTTAAGTTTTTTAATATTTAAGATACTTACTATCTTGTCTTCTCAGCTTCTCGTTTCTTATTTTTTTAAGATTTTAAGATACTTACCTTCTCGTTCTCTTCTTCTTTCTCAGCCTGTCGTTTTGTCCTCCAAGCTAAACGAGAGTACTAGAAAACCCCCTCTCGGTTTGCCACACACCGAGTCCCGAGCCTTTTATTCTGAATGCTCATCAGGTTGACCTTGGTCGGTCGGAAACAACAACTTTCACTTCAAGTCCCCTTCGGGGATATGAGCATCCCGGCGTATTCCGCCAATCTCTCCCCCAACAGACAATTGGGGTCAGGCTGGGATCGTTCCTCCCCAGCAAGGGGTGTACCTGGATGAGTTGTGATCTCAGCTTACCATGCCGTCCGTCCCGGCTACTCACAGTCGATTCTGTGACAGAGAACGAACCCTTGACATGATAGGCTCTCTTCTAAGAACGACGGTCCGTTTCTCTTTTTGAATCAGAACCAGGATGAAAGATTAGAAAAGGATAAAATGGTTAACAGAACAGTCGATAGAACGAGGTTGTGGGAGAACTACAACTCTACTAGAAGTTCTGAAAACCTGTTCGCTCTAGTTGAATACTATCAGTCCTTTTTGAAAGACATTGCTGTTTCAGTTTCCTACGGGTTGCCGAACCACATCGATCTTGATGACCTTGTGTCTGAAGGACAGTTTGGTCTCATCTCAGCTATTGAACGATACGAGGACCGCGGGTACAAGTTCGAAACTTATGCTTCTTTTAGAATTCGTGGACAGATTCTCGACAAGTTACGAAGCGCAGATTGGGCTCCTCGTTCTTTAAGAACTGCTTTAAAAAATATTGAAGAGGCGGAACTTCTCTTAGAGTCTTCTCTTCAAAGACTTCCAACTGATCAAGAGGTTGCTACTTTTCTTGGTCTCAGCTTAGAGAAGTTACATGAGACCAGAGGTAAGGGGTCTCTGGTACTTGTCGGTCATTTGGACGAGGTTGCTACTTTTGAACAGGAAATAGTTCGTGTTATTGACCTTGTTCCTGATTCAACTATTGGTTCAGATGAGGAAGATTTAACTCCCGTAAGAGAACGTGTTGCTCATGTTCTTTCTCAGATTGACGACGTTGAGTCATCTCTTCTTGTTTTGTACTACATCTATTCTTTATCTTTGAAGGAGATAGGGGTAGAGTTGGGTGTTACTGAAAGTCGGGTGTGTCAGCTTCATGTGAAGGCTCTCACTTCGATCAGGGAAGCTTGTTTAACTATCTAACCAAAAAATAAAAAGTTAGCTACCTTATTTTAACTAGCTCTCTTTTGCCGTTATTTCTTTTGTCCACACATGGAGGTTGACGTGACCGATTTTCTTTCTTTTCATCTCAGCGATAGTTTTATCGAACCGTACCAAGACAAGCCCGTCGATTGGGGTTTCCCCATCGGAGGAGGCAACAGTCTCAGTGAGCTAACTTTCGTTTTGAAATACTCAAGGAAGAAAGAAGATGGTACCAAAGAACAGTGGTGGGAAGTTTGCCGTCGATGCGTAGAAGGTATGTACTCGATCCTCAAGGATCATGCCAAACATTACGGAACCACCTGGAACGAGTTCAAGGCACAAAAGTCCGCCCAAGATGCATTCGACCGCATGTTCCACTTCAAATGGACCCCACCCGGTCGCGGAATGCAACACATGGGGACCCGAAACATTATCGAACAGCGCAACATGGCTAGATTGGTGAACTGTCTTGCTGGTGAAACCGAAGTTGTTACCCGAAACGGGATCTTCCCCATCAAAGAGCTTGCAGGAGGTACGCACACCCTACTAACAACTAGTGGCTGGGTGAATGCGCCCGTTTTATCTTTTGGGTCTCAAGAGTTGTACGAAATTGAGATGACCAAATCTGGTGTTTCAAAAACAATTAGGGCTACAGCAGACCATCGCTGGTTCGTCAAGGACAGAAGGAACACTAGTCAGAAAAATAAATTCAGAGAGGTTCTTACCAGAGACTTAGTTGGCGGAGTTCATCAGTTCAAGTCCATTACGGCTAACGCCATAAAGCTAACGCACCTTTCTCCAGTGGGTGTGGCTGCTGGGTTCTTTGTTGGAGACAGTTCTCTGACTGAGATTGACTCTTATTCAAATAGGGTTAGGCTCTGCGGTGACAAGAAACAAGATCTGATGCCATTTTTTGCAGCTCACCGAACTCAGCCTATCACTGGTAGTGATGATGTGTTCGTGCTGGATTGTCCTAATTACTTCAAGGACGTTCCGTCGTTAACGGAAACAGCTTCGTATCTTTTCGGATGGGTTGCTGGGTTATTCGCTGCGGATGGAAATGTGAGTAATAAGGGAGCTTGTATAGCCAGTGCTAACAGAGAATTTTTAGAGAGGGTTAAGTCAATTTGTAGCATTATTGGTATCGGAGTCGGTCCCATACAGAAAAATTCGTATGTTTCAAATTTGACAAACCGTGAGGCCACTAGTTATAAGCTGCCAGTAGATAGAAAAACCCTAACAAGGGACTTCTTTATTAGAAGGTCACATAGAGACATATTTGATCAGTACCTCACTAAGAAGACTAGTAAAGTAAAGCGCTCCGAGAATCGTTGGTACGTTAAAAGTGTTACGGCGACAGGTGTTTTAGAGGAAGTGTATTGTGCTGTAGTGGACGGAGTGGGAAACTTCGCTCTGGCAGACGGTTTGTTGACCGGGAACTGTGCAGCTCTCGGGTCCGAGAAAATTTCTACACATTCAGCCTACCGTGCCACAATGCCATTTGTTCGATTTATGGAAATGAGCATGAATGGTGTGGGTGTTGGGGTTAATACTGCTGGGGCTGGAAAAATCACTCTGCATCAGCCAAATGATGAAGTTGATGTAGTTGTCGTCCCTGATACAAGGGAAGGCTGGGCTGCTTCTCTTGGGGTGTTGCTTGAATCTTTCTTTTTCAAGGACCGTAATACTGTTCAGTTTGATTACAGTGAGATCCGTCCCGAGGGGACTGAGCTTCATTCTTTTGGAGGGGTAGCTTCAGGTCATCGTCCTCTCAAGAAGATGCATGAGAGGATCTCAGAACGTCTCTCAGGACGTGAGGGTGAGCTTCTGACAAGTCGGGATATCGCTGACATTGTCAACTTGGCTGGAAAAGCTTGTACTGCCGGAGGAACGAGACGTAGTGCAACTATTTTGTTCGGCGAAAAAGATGACGAAGATTATGTTAATCTGAAGAATTGGAATCTGCCAGAGAACGATTACCGTACTGGGACAGATGGATTTGCTTGGGCATCTAACAACAGTGTTGTGGTTAACGTTTCTGATGACTTGGATGACCTTATTGACCTTGTGGCAGTTAATGGCGAACCGGGGTTTCTTTGGGTTGATATGATTCAAAAGTACGGCCGTCTTGCTGATGTCCCTGACTATAAGGACTATAGGGCAACTCTTAGCAATCCATGTGGTGAAATTGCTTTGGAGGGTCAAGGGGAACTATGTAACCTGAGTGAAGTATATCCAACTAATCATGAAACTTACGAAGATTTTATTGGAACACTGAAACATGCTTACATGTACACTAAGGTAGTTACTTTGTTAACTACGCCTTGGCCTGAAACTAACGAGGTAAATCTCCGTAACCGTCGTATTGGTATTTCTATGACAGGGTTAGCTCTTTTTGTTGAAACTCGTGGTTGGTCACTTTTATCAGAGTGGCAGGATGGGGGCTACAAGGAGCTTAGGCGACTTGATCAAAAGTATTCTGAATGGCTTGGTGTTCGCGAATCTATTCGTTTGACGACTGTTAAGCCCGCGGGGTCGACCAGTTTAGTGACTTCCGTCACACCAGGAGTGCATTGGCCCACCACGTCAAATTACCATCTTCGACGTATTCGTTTCCTTCACACTGATCCTTTGGTAAATATTCTAGAAAAAGCTGGGTATCATGTTGAGCCGGATCAGGGGGACCCTGACTCAACTGTTGTGGTTACCTTCCCAACTGAAGGTGTTAACATTAGATCTGAACGTGAGGTGTCAGTTTGGGAAAAGGCCGCTTTGGCTGTTTCTTGCCAAAGGTATTGGAGTGACAACATGGTTTCTTGCACGTTGTCTTTCCTTCCCCATGAAGTGAAAGAGCTTTCTCCACTTCTGTCATCGTACAGCGGACAGATGAAGAGTGCTAGCTTCCTCCCGATTGATGAATCTGGGACAACTTACGCTCAGGCTCCTTACGAACCTGTATCTGAAGAGGATGCTCTCAAATGGATGGCTGAGATTAAACCTATCAGTAAGACTGAGTTGTATGGAGATTCAATAAGTGATTTTATTGAAGATAAGTTCTGTACTACAGACTCTTGTGAGATCCCTCAAAGATAAGTCGTTGATATTGTATGTCTAAACGTCCGCGGTATGAAACAGTCCCTGACTGGGTTCCTCCTTTTCAGCGCGACCGTGAAGAGTTGTATCGAATTATCTTCGATCACTGTGATCGACATATGTGCCTACTAGTTACCCAACAGGAACTGGTAGAACCCATGAGTATGGGGTATCAGGCAATCTCTGTTGTGCTTAAAGAGTTTCAAGAGTTAGGATTAGTAGTGAAGGAGGGTAAGGTGTTTAGGTTGCTTTACACTCCTGATCAGATCCCCTGGGGTGAAACTTTTGATAATTTACGTAAACAATATCGTCAATCCATTTTAAGGAGTTCAAAATGAAAATTGATGCACTAGCTGTAACCTTTATCTTGTCACTAGTCCTACCTCTTGTGGTTGGCATCGTTACTAAGGCTTCAGCGTCTACACAATTAAAGCAAGTTACCTTGCTGGTAGCAACAGGTGTTGCTACTTTGATCAACACTCATCTCACTGATACGGGTGACGCTATTCTTTCTTGGAACACTGTTGCTTATTGGGGGATTGCTCTAGTTGCAACGATCGCGTCGTACCTTGGTTTCTATAAGCCTTACGATGCCAACAGTCACCTAGCTCCCAGTACGGGACTGGGCACCTCTGAGAATTGAAAGGGTAACGGCGACGTGGCCGCAGAACCAGCAGGGGATGAACCTGTTTCGGACAAAGAGGTTAGCGATGTTGTCGCTGGATCTCTCATCTTAGAAGATACTGATAAAACCCCGTCACAGGCTGACGGTGATCAACCTGTAGCTCCTCCGTCTTGGAACGATGATGAGCCTGAGTCAGCTATTTCAGCTGAGGCCGCTACAATCTGGACCCAGTCTGGGGGTAGCTGAGTGACTATTTCAGCAAACGTTGAGCAAGTTATTGCTACCTTCAGGTCCCAGTTAGGGTATTCGGAATCCCCTCCTGGTTCTAATCGGACGAAGTACGGTCAGTGGTTTGGTCTGAACGGTCAACCTTGGTGCTTTATTGGTCTTAGTTGGATGTTCGCCCATGCAGGCTTCCCTTTGCCCAACATGGGCTCCCCTAAAGGAGGGTCTTATTGTCCTGCTGCTTTAGATTACGCTAAACGAACTAAAACTTGGAAGGGGACGAATAATCCTAAGCGGGGGGATATTGTTCTGTTTAGTTTTGGTGGGTCTCGTGCTGATCATATTGGTTTGGTTCAGAATGTTATTCCTGGTGGGGTAAATACTTTGGAGTGTAATACTGGGGGTCATGGTGGGTCTGTTTTGGAGCAGAATCGCCGGTCGAAGATTTTGGGTTACATTGATGTGACGAACGTTGGATCTTCTCCTCAGTCTACTTTTGTTAAGCCTTCTAGCAGTGCTGGTATTGATTGGGCCGCTGTGCGGCGGATGGCTGCAGCACAGGTTTTGGAAACTCTGGGAAAGTGTCCTAATGTTTCTCCTCGGGAATCAAGTCTGTATGTCTCGGTTTATAAGACGGCTTTGAATCTGGTTGCTAATACTACCCTAGATCCTAAGAATACAACTTATGACCTAACTATGGTAGCTGCTGTTTTGAACTTTAAACGATGGATGAATTCCTTGGGGGCTAATATCCCAGATCCTGACGGGTACGCCCGCGAGGGGGTTCGTTGGTGGCTGTGCGTGGCGCTGAAGAATATCGTAGAGGGCAAAGCGTAAAAGATCTTCCTATTTTGGATTTCTCGATGGAGGCCGAGGCTTGACGCCTCGGCCTTTTTCGTTTAAGATGACGGTCATGGAAGCGATTTTGAGTGACCTAACAAATCAAGTTATTTCACTTCTAGAGAAGAAAGGTCTCTACGCTGTAGAGTGGAATTTTGATGTTATGTCGGATAATGAAGAAGTTATAGAAAAAGTAATGAATGGTGAGCTTTCTGATGAGGGAGCTATCAAGTCTGGTTTGGCGAATCTTCACATGTCAGTGCTTGCAAGGATTGGGGATGTGGCATGGTCTGATCGTGTCCTGAATCCTGAGGTTTGCCAGGAGCGCCGGGAGTTTGACTTGATCGTTCCTGAGGCTAAGGATGTTGATTTAGATGAGATTCGTCGTGAAATGGATGAGTGGAAGGACAAATGAGACCGACCGCCGAACAGATGGGGCGAATGAACTGGGCTGTGCGTCCGTCTGCAACCAATCGAACCGAAAGAGATCAACCATGGTCCGACCATCCCGACTGCGCTTCCCCTGTCATCGGTGACTTTCTCCGCTCATGGAACGACGGTCTCGACGGTGACACCCGGCAGCAGTTGAAGCGGTACATTCCCCGCCTGGTCGGCTCGAAGGGCACTACAGCGCAGGAAGATCATCGAGCGTGGATGGCGGTCGACTGGTACAGGCCCCGGCGTGGTTGCGTCTGGCTGGGATGGTCGATCAAGCGAATCTGCTCGCCGGGTTGGACGTAGTCTCTGTTGAGACGTATGTGTCGATTGAACCGACGTTGCGGGCGGTACGACGCTACGCTGTGACTACTTCGTCCGCTGTAGTGGACGAAGTCGTGGACGCTGCTTCGGACGCTGCTGTCTCCGCTGCTGTACCTGCTGCTTTGAATGCCGCTTCGTCCGCTGGAGTGCCCGCTGCTCGGAATGCTGCAACGGTCGCTGCTTTGGACGCTGCTTGTTTCGCTACCGTGTCCGCTGGTGAGTCACCGTCCGCTTTGCAACCCACCGTGATCGAACTGCAAGCATCCGCCCATGATCTTATTGACCGAATGTTTGCCGTCACCGAGGCCGCAGCGTGACCCGCCCCGTTCTCTACATCGCCGGTCACCCCACATGCGGAGTCGACCGATGACCGCCTACCTGATCCCCGAAATCTGGTGCGACAACTGTGGGACAAGAGCTCAAGCAGACGACGAGTGCACGACACGGGGCCTGCGTCAGCACTTGAGCGAGGACCGAGAATGGGTGCGTCGCCGAATCTCCGGGGAACTACATGACATCTGCGGACGTTGCGTCGAGGGCGACCAATGAGCGTTGAGCAACGCACCGCCGTCCGTATCACCTGCGACGCACACCGTTGCCCTGCCACATGCCCACCCGTCGGACACGGTCCCGAATGGTGGGTGCAGAACGACCAGGCGGAATCGGAAGCGATCGCTGAGATGGTCGCAACCGGGTCCGGGTGGCAGGTGCAACCTCTCGGCCCGTGGTCGGTGCTACATTTCTGCCCCGATCATTCATCACACATCAATGACCAAGAAGAAGGAGAACAGTTATGACCGAGTCAATCATGGTGGACGGCGTCAAGTTCGTCCCGGAGGCCGTCACGTCAAGCGGGGTGCGCATCGTTGTCTTGCAACGGGGCTGGGTCGTCGTCGGCGCCTACTCCGAGGATGGCGACGAGGTGCTGGTGACATCGGCGAAGGTGATCCGCCGCTGGGGGACCACCCAGGGGATCGGGGAACTGGTTGATGGTCCGACCAAGGACACTGTGTTGGATCTGGCTGGGACGGTGCGGGCGCACCGGTTGGGCGTGTTGTTCACGCTGGATTGTGATGGCGATGCCTGGCGGGATCACCTGTGATGGTGGCCGTGATGTCGTTCGGTGAGGACGCTCACGCTGCTATCGGCATCGGCTACGGCCACGGCTACGGCTACGGCACCGGCTACGGTGACGGCTACGGCGACGGCTACGGCCGCGGGGATGGCTACGGCTACGGCCACGGCTACGGCTACGGCACCGGCTACGGTGACGGCTACGGCTACGGCTACGGCCACGGCTACGGCTACGGCTACGGCTACGGCTCCGGTTGCGGGTGGTGACCGTGATGTTGTTCGGTGAGGACGCTCACGCTGCTATCGGCATCGGTGATGGCTACGGCTACGGCTACGGTGATGTCGCTCCGAGAAACCAACCCATGACCGCACCTGTGTTCCAACATTTCTGCCCCGACTATCACACCGAGGAACCCTGATGACTGACCGACCTTTGTCCCCGAAGGAGAACGATAAGTGACCACCCGAACTCTTGATCTTGACACGCTTGTCCTCGCCGTTGGAGCCCATTCAGCGACGAAAGACGACATGTGTGTCATGGAGGCTGTAGCGTTCATCGCTGGCGAACCATGGTCCGACCATCCCGACTGCGCTTCCCCTGTCATCGGAGCGTTCCTCCGCACCTGGAACGACTCACTTCCCGACGCCGACCGTCAGACGTTGAAGCAGTACATCCCGCGCCTCGTCGGCTCGAAGGGCACCACAGCGCAGGAAGATCATCGAGCGTGGATGGCGTTGGATTGGTTGGTGCGGGTGCACACTCCGGCGTGGTTGCGGTTGGCGGGTTTGGTCGATCAGGCGGATCTGCTCGCTGGTCTCGCTGAGGTGGATGCGGGGACGTGTCCGTCGATCAAGCCGATGTTGGAAGCGGTGCGCATGGACGCTGCCGCCGCTTGGGCCGTCGTTCGGGCCGTCGCTTGGGCCGTCGCTCGGGACGCCGCTCGGGATGCCGCTTGGGACGCCGCTCGGGACGCCGCTCGGGACGCCGCTCGGGACGCCGCTCGGGATGCCGCTTGGGACGCCGCTGGGGACGCCGCTTGGGCCGTCGCTGGGGATGCCGCTCGGGGCGCCGCTCGGGGCGCCGCTCGGGATGCCGCTGGGGCCGTCGCTTGGGCCGTCGCTGGGGATGCCGCTCGGGGCGCCGCTCGGGATGCCGCTCGGGACGCCGCTCGGGATGCCGCTCGGGACGCCCTCGCTCCCACCGTGACCGAACTCCAAACCTCAGCGCATGACCTCATCGACCGGATGCTCGCCGTCACCGAAACAGCATAATGACCCGCCCTGTCCTCTACATCGCCGGGCCGTACACCGCGCCGGACCCATCACAACGTGCACAAGGCGGTGATGTTCGCTTCCCACTCAATGGGGAATTATGGTCTAGGTAACAAAAGCGGATGTTATCATCCGCTATGGATTTTGACGGGGTTACCCTAACTTGCACACTAGAAACTTGGACTCCAGAAATTTTTTTTAGTAACAGGAAGAAGTGCTATCAACAAGTGAAACAGTCTAGGGAAATTTTTGACCATCTACCTCACGACAATAAAGAGGCAGTCCTCGATATGATTAAGCGAGCCCTTTTTCTAGCGGCGGACGAAGTTGAGCTATGGGTTCCTTCAGCTTTTTCATCCGATAGGATTTCGGATACTTTAGTTGTTCAGTTGAAACTTTCAGCATCTCAAGTCGATGCAGCTATTGCTGATCGGAAAAAATACACATCTAAACGACTAGCTGAGATAATTGCTGAAGTAGAAGCTGACTTAGACGAGTTTGATGTTTCATGAAACCCTCAACGGCTAAGGCGAAAGGGCGTGAATGTGAAAAGGCTTGGGTTAATTTCCTGAAAGAGAATGGTGTTCCTAACGCCGAACGACGACGACTCAACGGAGTCGAGGATCGTGGAGACATTTCGGGCTGGAATTCATCGGAGGCTCAGGAACATGGTGGATGGCGGATTTGTTCCGAGGTGAAATCGGGTGGAGTAATTAAAACAGCTGAATGGTTGAGAGAGCTAAAGGCAGAGATCACAAACGATAATTCTGACTCTGGTCATATCGTTGTGCGTCCCAAGGGGAAGCCTCGGGTTGAGGATTGGTTCGTGATCATGGACGTTCTCGGCTTTATGGATTTAATGAGTCGAGCCGGTTTCATCCCATGGCAGCCAGATGATTGACGCATTTGGTCAGGAGCTTTATGAGGGTGATAAAGTTGTAGCAATTGCTACTATGAAATCTACGCAGACCTTGTATAAGGGAACTGTCGTAGGTTTTTCTGGTTCTTGTGTTAATGTGAGAATGGATGAGATGTCTAACTGTGATACTTTTTGGTTTGATATCTATCAGCCTGAACAGGGAGAAGAAAAGCGCATCTGCGTGTCTCATAGATTGGCAAAGATATGAAGCTCGTTGTAGGGTGTCCTGTGTCAAATCGGAACTGGATTCTTCCTGAGTGGAATCAGCATGTTCTTTCATCTGTGTTTGATCTGGTAGAGAGAGATAGTAGAGACTGGGACCTAGAGTACGCTTTTGTTGTTCCATCTGGAGACACTGAAACGCTTTCTGTTTTATCTTCTTTTGATACCTCCACCTTTACTTTGACGAGAGATGAGCCTGAAGTTGCTGTTCGTCGTCGTTGGGGGCCTGATCGTTATCAGAATATGGTAGAATCAAGAAATGCTCTTTTGGGGCTTGTTAGGGAACTTTCTCCTGATTTTTTCCTTTCACTGGATTCAGATATTCTTTTGCATCCTACTGCCATTTCAAAAGCTTTAGAATTATTCAGGGATGGGGTTTGGGCAGTAGGATTAGCAACGTACTTAACTCCCCGAGGGAATACTGTTCCTAATATGGGAAGTTGGTTGGATCAATCCTATATTAGATACTCTCGAAAAGATTACCCTGAAGCTACAACCTGTGATATTCTGATGGCAGCTAAGTTAATGAAACCTGAAGCATACCAAGTCGATTACGAGTATCACCGCTCAGGAGAAGACTTGGGTTGGTCTAGGGCTCTGAAAAGGGCAGGTGGTAAAGTTATGTGGGATGGTAGGGTGAAGAATAAGCATGTGATGGAGCCTGAGCATCTCTCTCAGGTAGATGAGAGGGTCGGGTTCTGATGGATTTACAACTTATAGTGGTGAACTATCACACCTACCCTCTGCTTCAGCAGTTTATTGATTCTTATGAGGAGTTTAAGCCATCCATTAATTCAAGCCTGTTGATCTATGATGTAGAGTCTACTCCCGAGATTCATGATATCCGCAAATATGGGAATGAATTGATTAGAGATGCAAAAAATTGCGGGTACGCTAGGGCCTGTAACTATGGTACCTTCTTAAGTGGTAGGGCTAGAAACTTTGCTTTCTTCAATGCTGATACTCGATTCAATAATGAGAGTTGTGTGGATTATTGTGTGGACTTTCTGGATAGTAATGATAATGTGGCTGTTGTTGGGCCTTTGCAGTATTCCTCCAGCGGGAAGACGACTCATGGTGGGATATTTGGTAGCAACGAGAAACCGGCCTTTCGGCACTGGAACAAACCTGTCTCTGACTCTGTAAGAGATAATAGGGAGGCTGTGACTGTCTCAGGGTCAGCCTATTTTGTAAAGGGGATGGTGTGGAGAGAAATGAGGAATTGTCCGGTATTTCGGCATGCTTTTCCTTCTGCTATAGGGGGTTTCCCTGACCTTCCTCACGGGTATGAAGAAACATTGTTTTCTTACCACAGCAGAGCACATGGTTACGAAGTTTGGTATTTGGGTAAAGCAGAAATGGAGCATGACTGGCATCAGTCCTCTCCGGTGGGGTCTCAGTCAGATAAGTTCAAAGAGGGACGAGAGCGGTTTAGATCGTTCTGTAGAGCACATGGGATAGAATGTGATTGATGTAGTTATTGCCTGGAACCCTCGAACCACTGATCCTTGGAGATGTCGCTCCAGGGAATTTGTGCTTTCTATGTGGGAGTCTTACGGGTACACTGTGATATGGGGACTGGATGATTCTGAGCCCTTTAACATTTCTAAGGCTAAGAATAACGGGGTTCGTCAAGCTTCATCTAGTAAAGTTGTCATAGCTGACGCTGATGTTGTCATTAGCAAGCAGCAGGTTGAAGAGGCTCTTGCTAAAGAGCATTGGGTTATTCCGTACGAAACTTATTTCAACTTAACTCAAGCCCATACGAAAGAATTTCTTGACGGCGTTCGGGAACTAGGTGATTGCCAGTGGGATCATCGCATACTTTCTTGGGCTGGCATGATGGTTGTTGAAAGGCAAGCCTACTGGGATGTTGGTGGGCATGATGAAAACTTTAGTGGATGGGGATGGGAAGATGTAGCCTTGCGGTTGGCTCTAGATAATCTTTACTTTCAGCATGAAAGGGTAGCTGGGGGTATTTATCATCTGTGGCATCCTGTTTCTGAAGTTGAGACTTTCGGATCAGATGATTGTGCTCGAAACAAAGCTCTCTTTAAAAAAGAGTATAAGGATAGGTATAACTGGAGAGATGAGAGGTTAAAGTGGTAATCTATCTTGACAAATTTGTTGGTCGGTTGGGCAATCAGCTTTTCCAAATAGCTTCCACGGTTGGAATTGCCCGACTGAGGGGGCTTGAGCCGCGTTTTCCTGAATGGGATTATGCTCCAGTTTTCAATATTCCTGAAGAGTTCTTTGAGTCGTTCGATGATGAGCTTAGAATGAATGTTCTAGATTGCGCTAGTGAGTTGGATGAACGTGAACGAGTTTACTTACAGAACGTACAGTACTTTGATCATGTAAGAGAAGAGATCCTTCAAATGTTTTCACCATCTTCTGCTGCTGAAGATATTATTGATCCATCTGTGAGAACTTTGCGGGAAATTTCACAAACAGGATCAGTTCTTTCAATTCATGTCCGTCGAGGTGACATTCTTTCTCATCCTGAGTATCATCCTGTTCGTAGCATCCAGTATTATGCTGATGCTCTCGAAGAGGTTGGTTCTTATGACTCGGTTGCTGTTTTTTCTGATGACGTAGAATGGTGTGCTAAAGTTCTTGCTCCTAAGCTCGGTCTGAGGGTGGATTTTTATGGGTCAGGGATTTCTCGTTCCCCTATCCCCTCTCAGTATGAGAAGGATGGGCCAGTTGATTGGCAGGATTTATTTTTAATGAAAGCCTGTTCTTCTCATGTCATTTCTAATTCCACTTACGCTTGGTGGGGGGCGTATCTTTCAGAGGATAAGCATCCGATCTATCCCTCTAACTGGTTTGGTCGTGAGCTACAAAATCAGGCTCATCCTGAGTTGCTTTTTCCCGATTTGTGGATTCAGGTGCATGATGACACGCAGGGAGGCATTTGATGCTGTTCGAATGGGGTGATGTTACCAAATATTTTCAAAAGACAATTACGGGTGTTCTTCATGTAGGAGCCCATTTAGCTGAAGAAGCTCCTCTTTACGAGGACTTGGGGGTTTCTAATGTTTGGTGGGTTGAAGGTAATCCTTCGGTCATGGTTAAGCTGGATCACATTTTAAGAAGCTATCCTTCTCATCGGTACGTCCAAGCTCTCGTCTTTGAAGAAGATGGGGTTGAGCTAGATTTCCATGTGACGAATATTGACGGAATGAGTTCTTCTATTTACGAATTCGGGACTCATACTCAGTTTAGTCCAGACATTGAATTTGTTCAGCATTTCAAGCTTTTAACGAAGACCATTGATACAATTGTTGAGGAAAATAACATAGAGGACATCAACCTTATCAACTTGGATCTCCAAGGGGCGGAGTTGCCTGCTCTTAAGGGTGCTTCAAAACTTCTCGAAGGAGTTGATTACATTTTGACTGAGGTTAATAAAGCTGAGGTTTATAAGGGGTGCACTAAGATTCAGGAACTTGGTGAGTTCTTGGAGGATTTCGTTAGAGTTGAGACTCATTGGGTAGCTAACCAAGGGTGGGGCGACGCTCTATTTGTTAGGCGGGAGTCGTGACTAACATTCATGTTTTGATCCCTTCATATAATTGTGCTCAGTGGGTTGAGCGGGCTTTAGATTCTGTAGAGGATCAGTCTTTCCAGCCTAAAAGTGTCCTACTGATAGATGATTGTTCAGACGAGCCAAACTATTCGCAGTTAGCTTTACAACAGTGTCAAAATAGAGGGTACTCTTATCTTCGAAATAATGTGAACGAAAAATGTCCTTATAATCTTTGGATGGGAGTGAAAGTCCTCAATCCAGATCCTGAGGATGTTATTTTCTTACTTGATGGGGATGATTTTCTTCCCGCCCCAGGAACTTTAGCTAGAATAGCTGAGGTGTATGCAGATCCGAATGTGTGGCTTACGTATGGCAACTATGAGCCGTACCCGGTAAATACTGGTCAGGTAGCTGCTTCTTCCTACGACATAGATGTCATTCAGGAAAGAAATTTTCGTCAATCAGGGAATTTTTTCAATCATCCAATAACTTTTCGGCGGTTCTTGTTCGACGAGATCAGGGATGAGGACCTGAAAACAAACGATGGTAGATGGTTTCGTGGAGGTTACGACTTTGCTATAATGATGCCAATGTTAGAGATGTGTGGTCAAGAGCACTTTTGTTTTATCGACGAAGTTTTGTACATCTATAATGCCATCAACCCTATTTCCGATTCTCATGTCAATGTGAAGTTGATTAATGAAACGGATCAGCTTCGTAAACGCCCTAAGAGGGAAAGGTTGATTAGATGATCTCATTCACTCAACATTGTCAGGCAGAAAGTCCGATGAACGTCTTCTCTCAAAATGGGGAAGATGGGGTTATTCAGGCTATTTTTGACTTGATTAAGCCTGAGACTATGACATGCATGGAATTCGGAGCCGCCGACGGGTTCTTTTGCTCAAATACAGCTTATCTTTGGAGTAGGTGTGGGTGGGAGGCTACTTTAGTAGAGTCAGATAATGTCCTTTTTAAGGGGCTAGAACAAGCAACTAAGCGAAGTGATAAAGTCAGATCATTTCATGACATGGTTACTAACCCAGACGATTTCTGCCCAGAAGTTTTGGATCTGATCTCCATAGATGTAGATGGGGAAGATTTTAACATTTGGGAACGATCAAAGGTTCGTCATAGGGTTGTTGTTATTGAGCATAATCCTACTTTCCCTCCTCATGTGGAGATGCACGCCGGACAGTGGGTCGGGGCATCAGCAGCTTCCTTGGTGCGATTGGGTGAGTTGAAGGGGTATAGTTTCCTTATGGCAACTAAAACAAACTGCTTCTTTGTGAGAAACGAAGATGCTGAAGTGTTTGACCGGTTTGACTGTTCCTTAAGAAATAACTTCGAGTCCTCTAGTCTTAACTATGTTGTCACTGATTATCATGGAAACTTTGACGTAGTGGGTTCCCTCCCCTATGGGATGAACTGGAAAGTAGAGTTTGGAATGCATTATGAGTGAGTTCCGTGCTGACTTTTTGGCCTGGGTAGATGCTGAGTTAGAGACACCAAAGGCGTCTGTCCCCGAAGAAGTGAAGTGGGGACTTCTTCTTGAATTGGCCGAAGAGTACCATTTGCGGACTTTAATCGAAACTGGCACAGCTGTCGGGGACACTATCCTTCATATTCAAAATCACTTCGAAGAAATCCATTCTTTTGAAATCATGGAAACCTACTATGAGGTTGCTGCTCGGAACACGGAAGGCCTTCTTCACGTTACCTTGTACAATTCGTCGTCAGCTTCGTCGGAATTTAGGGAGCTAGTGAATAAGCAGCCTGATGCTTGCTTAATCTACTTGGACGCTCATTACTCAGGTGAGGGAACGGGGAAAGACCTTACTCTTATTACTCCAGACGTTCCCATTCGCCAGGAACTTGACGTGATCCTTCAGTCGAATGTTGATCATGTTATTGTTATTGATGATGCTAGGTGTTTTAAGGGGGAGGCTTTTTACACTGATGAGTATTTGGGGTACCCTTCACGCAGCGAAATTCAGGAGCAGGTGGCTGAGTTTTATGATGTTGCTCATGTAGCAGATGCTTTTGTTCTTCACCCGAAAGGATGGGATTGAGAATGACGACTGTAGCAGTAAGTGGTGGTGGTGGGTTCATCGCAGGTCATTTAATTAAGAGACTTTTAGAAGAGGGTTTTGATGTAGTTACCGCAGACATTAAACCCCTAGATGAGTGGCACCAGATTTTTGAGGGGGTTCCCTCCTTAAGTTCTTTTGATTTATCTGTCACTGAAAATGCTGAAAGTTTTCTAGATTTCGACGTGGATCAGGTTTATCATTTAGCCGCTGACATGGGTGGCATGGGTTTCATTAGTCAACATGAGGTTGAAACTGTTCATAGTTTTGATATAACTTCGAGACTTTTAAAAGCGACTGACGGACAAAGGTTCTTTTTTTCTAGTAGTGCTTGTACTTATCCTGAATATAAGCAGCTAACCTCTGAAGAGGTTTCTCTTAAAGAATCTGACGCTTATCCGGCTGATTGCGATACTTCGTATGGGTGGGAAAAATTATATGGAGAACAGGCTTTAGCTGCTTATCAGCGTGCTGATCTATTGGAAACTCGGGTAGCTCGGTTTCATAACATTTTTGGACCTCAGGGAACTTGGGACGGTGGGCGAGAAAAGGCTCCAGCTGCTATTTGCCGGAAGGTTGCTACAGCTTTAAAAACGGGTATTCATGAGATTGAGATTTGGGGGGACGGGGAGCAGACTCGTAGCTTCTTGTATGTGGATGAATGTGTTGAGGGTATTCGTCGCATTATGGATTCGGATTTTTCAGAGCCTCTGAATCTTGGATCGGATGAGTGTGTTTCTATTAATCAGCTTGTTTCAATGGTTGAGGAAATCGCTGGGGTGAGCTTAAGCCGAATCTACAATCTTGATGCACCCCAAGGTGTGCGCGGGCGGAATTCAAACAATACTTTGATTAAAGAAGTTCTTGGTTGGGCTCCGTCAGCAAAATTGTATGATGGACTAGAAAGAACGTATGCATGGGTTTACGACCAAGTTTCAGTGTAATCATCGCCACCTATGGAGATCCCTCATGGAGAACTTTGGCGGAAAGGGCTGCTCGTTCTGTGGAAGAACAGTCAGTCCAGCCAGATAGTTTGATTCTATCACATGCTGATACTCTTCATGAGGCTAGGAATAATCCAGTAAAGAGTCTCACTAGCGATTGGCTTGTTTTTCTTGACGCCGATGACCAGTTGGATTACCACTACATTAAGTCAATGAGGGATAGGTCTATCGAGATAGGAAATGAGGATTTTTTGATTCAGCCAAGTACGCTTGGCGTCCAAAATGGAATCGAAGATGATTTTCCAACTTTTATTCCTGAACGAGACATTCAGCTAGGGAACTGGATGGTTATCGGGACAGCCGTGAAGAGGGATACCTTTTTGCGAGCTGGGGGGTTTCCCGACCTTCCCTGCTGGGAGGATTGGGCTCTTTGGGCTCAGTGCGTTCATAACGGAGCTAGTACGACTATCGCCCCTGGGGCGGTTTATCGCGTTACGGTCAATAAGAACAGTAGGAATAATCCAACTCGATCAGATGCTGCTACAGCCGCTCGTTTTGTGAGGAGGATCTTTCAGTGAAAATCCATGGCCTTTCAGTTATGAGAAATGAAGCAGACAGGTATCTTGCAGATTGTCTGCAATGGAACCTACCTTTTTTTGATGATTGGTTTATCTGGGACGATAGGTCTACTGATGGGTCTGTTGATCTTGCTGAGACTTTGAGTGAGAAAATCACTGTAGGTGTTAGGGGGATGACTGATCTTTCTTTTATGGAACATGAAGGCCGGTTTCGTCAGGATGGTTGGGAGGCTTTCGAGAAGGCTATTCGACCTGAACATAAGGATGTCGTTGTTGCTGTCGATTTAGATGAGTTTATTACCTTAAAAGAGTCTTGTGATCCAGCTTATGTGAGGTCTGCTTTTGAGTCTTTTGCAGCGAAGGCAGGTGGGTATGTCTCGCAAGAGATTTCTTTTGTGGAGGTTTTTGATGTAGACCTTAGAGGGGTTCCTTCTTTCCGCACAGATGGGTTTTGGGGGAATATTTCGGGTAAGCGACTTTTTTCATACAAGGTTGGTGGAAAATTCCCTGATCGACCTATGGGGTGTGGGTCTGCTCCTGAGTATGTTTTGAAGACGTCCGCCTTAGGTGCTCATCCAGAGTTAAGGTTCCTTCATTATGGTTATGCTGTTTTTGAGGATAGGGTTGACAAGTTTGATCGGTATTCTTCTTTGGGAAATTCTGGGCATCATTCTTCCCATATTAATAGTATTTTGACTCTTCCCACATTACACCAGTGGGCAGGCCCACATCCCTTTTTGTCTGAAAAGTAAAGACGGATGTCGTAGAGTTTTTATGGAGGTTAGTTCATATGCCAGCTAAGAAAAATCCAGAGTTTGATATCGCTGATCTAATTGAAGACAGCTCTTCTCTACAAGAGGCTCCTGTTTACGTGGAGGGGCCATCAGGGTCCAGGTATCAGGTGCTTAACCAGTTTGAGGCTGATCACTACAAGTCTTTATCTGAAAGATATCAGGAAGATAACGTTCTAGAGAATGTTTCTGATGTCCAGGAACTCGATCGTATTCTCATGATGGAACTGATGATGTACCGCTGGGGGCTTTGGTTGATCCAAGAGAAAGACTATGATGATAAGAGGGTTAATCCTTCTGAGTTGCAAAAAAGCATCTCTTCTTACTCTAAGGAGATTCGTGAGATCAAAAAAGATCTAGGAATGGATAAGAGCACCAGGGATAAGGATCAAGGTGAATCCCTATCGGGTTACATTCAGAACCTTTTGAGAAGGGCTGAGGAATTTGGTATTTCTCGTAATGATCAGGCGGTTGAGGCGATTAATACGCTCATGGAGCTGAGGGGGTACATTACCCTTTACCGAAATTCAAATGATGCTGAACGCAAAGAATTTCACGTCACATTAGAAGAGATCATTCAGTGGTGCGAAAAGAGTTTCGAAAAATTTGATGAGATTGATGCGGCCTTGAGAGAAAATCAAAAATACTGGATTCACGACATTTCTAAGGTGTGACGATATGGCAACACGGAAAAGTTGGGATGATAAATTTGAGGAAATCGCTAAAGAATTTCCCTTGGTTAGAAGGTTTAATTGGGAAACAGCTATTCTGAATGATTCAGATTTATTTACTACCTTGCTGGCTGATGTTATAAAGTCCGGGCGTAAGTTAAAAAAACCGGGGAAACGCCCAAGTTTGTCACGTAAGGACTCTGAGGAGAAATTAAGTCAGCTTGCTGCTGAGGACTTTAGTGAGTTAGAGTTCAAAGATGCTTTCATTGCTCTTTCTTCTAATCGAAGTATCCGGCACACTGCTAGTAAGACTGGGTTAGATAGAAATATTGTTTACGGCTTATTGAATGGAACCCGACTTCCTTCATTCAGGGAGATGGAGCAAATTGCTTCTTCGTTCGGGAAAGACCCAAGTTTCTTTTTGGAGTATAGGATTGGGTTTGTTCTTTCTAAAATGAATCAGTTTCTTTTTTCCTCGCCGGAAACAGCGGCATTTTGGTACAAGAACTTTAAGTCTGATGTGATTACGATTTCATAAGAGGACGGGTTTATGAGCAAGGTTTTGACTAACTTAACCGAACAGGAACGGTACTTGGTATCACTGCTCACTGATCGTTCAGGGATAGATCAGTTTGAGTTCATGATTTATGACCCAGCTTTCCGAGAAAATGACGGGCTTTTTAGGGCTTGGCCTTTTCAGTATCACTGGTTCCGATGTAAGGACCCTTTGGTCATTAGCCAGGGTAGTCGAAGTGCTGGGAAGAGTCAGTCGGCTGTGCTGTCGGCTTTAGCTTTCCCGTTCACTTATCCTGGACAAGAGATGGTTATTACAGCCCCAGAGTCTGTTCATTTGCAGGCTTTAACTGATAAGATCGAAACAATGTTTGTGAACAACAGGCTTCCTAGGGACATGCTGGTTAGGGGAGCTGCGGGTATTAAGCATAAGCCTTTTTTGTGTAATTTCAAAAATGGGGCCAGGATCATGGGGCGGATTCCTCAAAGAGATGGTCGTGGAATGAAGGGTTGCCCTAAGGCCGATACTCCTATTCTGACAGATGCTGGAATTAAGAGAGCTGATGAGGTTCTTGTTGGAGATAGGGTGGTTAATCATCGGTTGGAGTGGGCTGATGTCACTCAGGTGATTCATGATACGAATACATGCTATGAGGTAACTGATATTGAAGGAAACTCTATCACTGTTTCTTGGGAGCATCGTTTTTACGGAGCAGCCAAGGAGGCTTCTGGGTTTTCTGAAATGTACTTTGAGGAAGTAGATTATCTTTTAGAAGATAATTTTTTTTGGGCTATCCCGGTTGGTGAGTATGAGGGCGACCAAGTTCATGAGGAACGGAATGGGTATTTTCTTGTAGAAGTTGTTTCTGTAAGAGATGTTGGTGTTCAGTCTATTACTAATATTATTGTTAAAGATGGGCATAGTGTTCTTACGGGAAACATCATGTCTCACAATGTCCATCCAACAGTTCTTCTACTTGATGAGGGACAGGACTATAGTCAGCAGGGTTTCGAGGAGCTTATCGAAACAGTTCTTCAGGGAGTAGAGGGAGCCCAGTGGAAGGTGTTTGGGGTAACTCGCGGTGTTCGGGATAAGTTCTATGAGTACACTCATTCTGAGGCTTGGACAGTGTTTCGTCTTCCTGCCATGTTTCGTCCTACGTGGAATGATGCGGAACGGGCTTTGAAAGAAAGCCAGTATGGTAAACCAGATTCACCTGGCTACCGCAGAAACGTTCTTGGCTTACACGGGGACCAAAATTCGAGCATTTTTGTCCTGTCGCGATTGATGGCCTGTTGTGACACAAGTCACTCCAGCTTTTACAATGAAAATGAATACTGGAATATCGAATTCGATGATTCTGACGTTGAGGAAGCTGGTGACATCATTAGTCTAATTGATCCACCAGGCACTCACGCTAAGTATAAGAACTTTTGGATTGGGTCTGACATTGGATGGACTTTAGCCCCGACAGTGATTGTTATTTTTGCGGAAATTGCAGAAAAAGGGAAGGAACCCTCACTGAAACTATTGGGTCGGATCACTATGCGTCGAATTAAGACGATTGATCAGGCAGACGTTTTTATACACCTTATCAATACGTATAGACCTTTGGCTTTTGCTATGGACTCTACCGGGGCGGGGTTTCCTCTTCTAGAACTGATCCAGGAAAAGGCTAGAACTCATGATGAGCTATATAGCGTTGTGGAAAGGATTAAGGGCTATAATTTTAGCGAGAAGGTTGTAGCCGAGTTTGATGATACAGTGGAAATTGACGAGGATGATCCTGAGGGATACAAGAGGGCTGAGATTAGAAAGCCAGTTCTAGTTTGGGCTACCGATGTGCTTAGGATGCTTGTTGATGAAAAGAGACTTATCCTTCCGTGGGATAAGGAGCTTATTGGTGAGTTTCAGGGTCAAACTGTTACTTATGCAAAGGATGCGTTAGATCCATATGGGCGAAAAAGACTCTACTCATTTGGTTACTTCCACTCGTTGGATGCATGTCGAATGGCTGCTTTGGCTTTTAAGCAGAACGCTATCGAACAGTTTATTAAGAATCAGGAAGATAGTTGGGAGGCCCCGTCAGCTATCTTCTTGTAACTTCCGCTGCATGTTTTGTGGGAGTAGGGCAGTTTTCCCCATTTCTAAGCACGGGATTGAGTTTGTGATTTGTGGACCGTGTGCTCTTCGGACGGAGATATATGCCTTACTTAGCGGAAGCTCAGAGCGTGGTGTTTTTGTTGAGCTGAGGTGCGGTAAGAGTGTGATAAAGTTTGGTCCGATGATTTATTCCGACATTGTCGGGTTGATGATCGAACTTCGATTTTATGGCACGTTGAACGGCAAGAAAGGTTCTGAAAAATGGCTCCTGACGACCCTATTAAAGTCTGGCGCGAAGAACTCGTAGGTTATCTAGAGGATTACTATAGTTACAGGGAGTTAGATCAACCTGCGGAGATACTTAAAAGACTTTCTGCTTACTCAGCTAGAGCCAGGTATATGCGTAACGTCTGTATTAGGTCAGGTAATAAGATCGCTTCTTCCTTTAGACTGGAAGAGATTGATCCTTTCTTGAACGAAACCGAATTCCAGTTCAAAATATGGTCAAGGGTTGCTTCCATTAGCAGCCAAGAGTGGGAGATGTCGAGAGGGTGACGTATTGTGATTGAAGAAGAGTACGATTCTGAATTAGGTTCTGTTCTGGTTGTCAATGAATCTGGATTACCTGATGACGTGGTTCTTAGCGAGGTAAGGTCTCAAGTAAGGTCCCCTGAGATAGCTTCTTTAAGTCGGTGGACTATTGAGAACACAGGGTATAACAGAACAAATAATTCAAACATCTTCAATCGTGATCGTTACGTAATTCCTCGTGGGCTTTTTGATAAGTTCCGTATGGCCGCTGATGCTGCCCGTGCTGATGATGTTGTTGCTGGGGTTTGCGAGACGACTGAGCAATTGGCTTTTAAGCGCATCGTCGTTGAGTGTGATGACGATCAGCAGTATGATATTTGGAATCAGATATCTGAAGACCTTGACACCCCTCAGAGAATGAGGGAAATTTGGCGAGAAATTTTCACCATTAATCAGTGCTACCCCGCCTTGCTGTGGACTAGAAAAACTTACAAGGTTAGAGGGAAAGCTTCAGGTGGACGGAAGTCAAAGAAGGAATTCAAAGACGTTATCGTCCCTCGCGGCATCACTTTACTTGATCCTTGTAAGGTGGTTCCCTTGGGGGACCTTATGTTCGGTAATGAAAAATTGGTTTACTTGGCTTCTTCTTCTGAAGCTGAGGCTTTTGACCGGGTGATTGCCGGGGCGAACACTTCTGACCTTGTTGTTACTCAGCTTATTGTGGGTAGGTATGAGCCTACAAGAAAAGAGAAGTCGCTCATTCAGGAGCTAACAGGTGACAGTATCGCTTCAGACACCTACCTTCTTGATCCTGATAAAGTTTGGCGGATAACGTCAACTAGGCCAGATTATCAGCGATTTGCTGATGTGCGGATGGAATCCGTTTTTGAGCTTCTGGATATGAAGCATCAGCTTCGAGCAATGGACCGCATGTCCCTTCTGGCTTCTACAAATGCCATTATTCTCGTAAAGAAGGGCTCTGACGATAAGCCTGCCAAGCAGCAGGAATTGGACCTTCTACAAACCCAAATCGGTGGGACTTCTCGTCAGCCGATCATCATCTCAGATCATCGTATTGAGATTGAGATCATTACCCCTAAGCTAGATAAGACTTTGGCCCCTGAGCGTTACAATGGGATTGATTCACGTATCTCAGCTCGGCTTTACCAGCTTTTAACGACCGGTAATTATAGTGCTGGGACGGCGGCAGATAACTCTTTGAAACTTTTCCAAGTCATCTCTGCGTCCATGGAGGCCCGTAGGGACTCTATTCGGGACAGTATCTTTAAGCATGTCTTTAAGAAAATTCAGGAGAAGAACGATCATCTCTTTACCGAAGATGTGAAGTTGCAGTTTTATCCTCGTCGTATTGCTTTGGCTTTTGATCCGAACCTGGCTACTTTCATGATGGACCTGAGAGACGCAAATGACCTTTCTAGGGACACCATGTTGCAAGAGTTGGATATTTCAGAAGAAGACGAAGCCATTAAGGTTGAGCGGGAAAATGAACGGTTCAATAAGATATTTGACCAACCTGCGTTAGATAGGCAAGCGGCTCAGCTTGAACTTCAGCAAATGTCGTCTCCTTCAGATCAACCCGCTCAGCCGACTTTAGAGGACCCAAATTCACCAAAGGGAGCTACTCCGCGAGTGGGAGGTAGACGTGGGGGTGGTAGAAAGAATGGGGGAGGAATGAATCGCGACTCTCAAAGGTCGAATCCTCCCCGTGGTGAACAAAAGGAAACTAATTAAGCCGTTAGCTTTTTTGGAGGTTATTCTATGTCTATAATGTTAGAGACAGATAGTACAGTTTTTTTTGCTGGAATAGCCTCTCTCTTTGATGACGAACGTGATGTTGCATCTGATTGGGCTGGTCAGCACATCAAGACCAATAAGTACATAAAGTGGGTTATCGGTAAGTACGTTGAGGCTGACAAAGTTAACAACAATGGTCAGTATTGGACTTTGAAAGACCTTCAGAATAAGCACACTACTGTAGACCATACGCCTATGAACATGGGGCATCGTCCTCATGACATTGTTGGTACAGTTGTCGCTTCTGAAATGATTTATCCTGATCGTTCGGACATGAATCCATACGTAGAAACTGTTGCCGCTTTTTGGAAGTGGTATCGACCTGAGGAATTGAAAAAGCTAGAAGAAGCTTATAGCACAGGGAATGCTTGGCAGTCGATGGAAGCAGTGTCCGACACTGTGACGTGCGTCGGTCCTGAAGGTTGTGGTGAAACCTTTGATTATGCTGGCCCTAATTCTGACACGTATTGTTCTTGCATTCAGAATCATCGTGGGCATAAGCAGTTAGACAATCCTCATTTTCTTGGATCAGGGTTGATTATTCCACCTGATCGTCCTGGTTGGTCTAACGCTGATATTAATAGCATTGCACGTCATACGACGGATGAGCAGAAGCATGAGATGCTTGTCGCTATTGCTGACGCCGCTCCTCACTTAAGCTCCTCTGAGTGGGAAAAGGTGATGTGGACTTTGCAGTTTGAAGCTTTTTCTAACGAGAATGCCGTTGTTGAATCTAAGAAAACATCTAGCGAGATTGCCCAGGTTGTAGCTAGTCAATTCCTAGCATCATCTAGGTACTAATTTTTGTCTTTCGGATCTTTATCTTTTTTAAAGTGTTCCGTTAAGTTTTTCAGACACCTGAAGGGATTATTCTATGAGTTCACTCAAAGAGCAGCATGATAAACTACTTGCTGAAAAACCGGATGATGTCGAACACGACACAGCAAACTGTGTGATATGTACACCTAATACAATCACTACAAATCCCGGAGGGGGTGACATGAAGACTTACACCGAAGATGAATTTACTGCTGCTGTTCAAGAAGCTGTTGCCTCCCTTCAATCTATCAATGATACGAAGGTAGCTGATCTTCAGACTAAGGTTGATGAACTGACTGCAAAGTTGGAACTAGACGAGTTTGAAAGTCAGATTGCCGACATGCAGGCAAAACTTGATCTGGCAGAAGCAGCTACCGCTGTAGCTGTGAAAGAAACTGTAGATCTGGTTGCGTATCTGGAAGGTCTTGAGGTCGAGGCTGCTGAGGCGGCTCGTCTTGAGACTATTAAGACAGATCGTCGTGCAGCTATCGCTGAGGCAACCGCTTTTAGTGATGAGCAGATCGACGCCAAGATCGACCGATGGGTTGCAATGGACGAAGATATGTTCAATGCAATTCTTGAAGACCTTAAAGCTGTTGCAGCTCCTGTTTCTGTTGAGACTGAAGCTGTGTCGACTGAGTCGACTGAGACAGCAATGGAAAATGTCCGTGATGTTGAACATTCAGCACCCTCACCTATGGCTGGCATCCTGGATGCCCGTAGTCGGGGTCTAGATGTTCGAGATCTCCATATCTGATTTTAGAAAGGAGGGGTGAGTATGTCCTCATATGGTCGTAATTTTGATTTTCGAGTGACACCGAAAGGTGGACAGCGTCAGGGTCGTTACTACAACGACGACACCATCGCTATTCCTATCGGTGCACCTGTTGTTACTAGCGGTCACAATGACGGTCTCGGTCGTCAGGGTCTTGTTCTTGCAAAGACCGCTCAAAACAAGCCTCTTCCCGGCAAGGGTGGCATCATTGTTTACGAGTACGCTCCCGCAGCGTTTGCTGGGCACGATCCTGTGTCCACTACGTACTCAGACCTTGATACAGCCCCTAAGGGTAAGGCTGCACAGCTGATTCACGGTATCGACGTTAAGGTCGTGCTGAAGAACACTACCATTAACTCTTTTGGCGGGCGGACTGGTTACCCGACAACTCGGAAGATGGTCGCTGGGATTGGTCAGGCTACTCCAACAGTCGCTGTAGGTGACATGCTCACCCCTGGTGTCGGTTCCGACTCTGGTGGGTATTGGGCTGAAACCTCAAACGTTGCTGAGGCTTGGCTCATCGTTACTTCTGTCAACAACGACACGGGCGAAGTTGAAGCCCGTCTGAACTTCTGAGGGAGGTGTTTTAAATGGCTAGATACACTATTGAAAAGCAGTTCTCTCGTGAAGAGGAAAAAGCTCTAGGTCGTCAGCTTCAGGCTCTCAATGATGAGGCAAAAGTCCAGCTGAACAGCGCCAACGCTGAGCAGTGGCTTTCTGAGCGTGCTCAGGAAATGACTGACGCAATCTACGAGGGGTTCAAGCATGAGAATCTGATTTCTCTGTTCTCGAACGTTGTCAATGTTCCTTGGGAGCAGCGGGTCACATGGTCCGAGGTTCGGGGCATGAAGGCTTATTGGCTGGCTCGCGGTGGTTACATTGAGGCTAGCTCGGTTCATAAGGAAGTAGCGGAAGTCGAACGTGACATCGTTGGGTTCCATGTCTACGAATTCCTTGAGAAGCTGGAAGCGAACTTTGGCGAAACTGCTTCAACTCTGATTGATCTTGGTACTGAACGTCTTGATGCTGAGATTAACTCTCGTTTCTTCACTATGGTGCAAGAGGCTGTGGGGGTTGGTCACCAGAACTACCATACTGGTTCCGGTATTTCACTGGCAACAGTGAACGAGGCGATTGGTGCGGTACGTGACGCATCCAAGCAGCAGAATGTTGCTATTGTTGGTCGAGCTGGGGTACTTAACTCTCTCATGTTCGAACTGATGGGAACTTCTCTTAACGGAAGCGGTTTCCTTCCTTCGACGAACGAGCAGATCATTCGTGATGGTATTCTGGGTACTTACCTGGGCGCACCTCTGGTACCTCTCGTTAATTATCTTGATGATAATGATGAGAGCTACTTCCCTGCGAATGAGATGTATGTGATTGCTCCTGATGCATCCAAGTGGGTGTTCTGGGGTAGTTCACGGTCTTCGTCTTGGGTTGAGGATGATGCTGATTACTGGCATTTCCGCCTCAAGAAAGAGACCGGTGGCGTGATCCATCACAGCAATCGTATCGCCCGGCTTGTGGATACCTCGGTTGCTCCTTGATAGCTAGCTTTCTACGATAGTTAGTTTTCTACCTAGGAAGGGGGGCTCGCTTCGGCGGGTCCCCCTTTTTTTGTGTTCGGAAGGTGACATAATGTGGGTAAACTTTGCTTTGTTCCGTTAATAAAATATCTTGGATAACTTTGTGGTCGGGTTATCCTAAGAATGACCCATTCGTGCGGTCCGCAAACTCCTCCGTCTCTCCCACGGGCGGGGGAGTTTGTGTTTTTCCCATAGAAAGTCTGGTATACTACCGTTGTTTCTATAGGACTAAAGTAAAATGGAGTTAGCATGGAAAAGGAAACTTGGGAAAATCCTACCCGATCGAACATTTGGATTAAGACGTTCGATCCGCAGCACAATCTTCGTTCTGAGCGAATTAAACCACAGGGAAAGATCGCTCTTTCTGTTGAGGAACGTCTCATTAATCAAGATTTGGCGTGGGACTCTAAGGACGACATTTTTAAGAATGGAACACTGGTACCTATGCGACTGATTGAATCTGCTGAGGATTATGCTGAACACGCTAATAATCCTAATAACCTGTCGGAATCTGACATGGTTGCTCTATTTAAACTAACTGCTGCAAAGTTCAAGGCTCGGTTGGAAGAGATTGAAAATGTGGCGGCTTTGGATCGTATTGTGAAGCTGTCTGAAACAGATGACGTTGGTGCCACGATGGCTCAGGTAAAAGCGGCCGCTGCTCGTTTGAATGAGGTAAGTCCTTCTCGGGTAGGTAAGCCTATCTTTAAAGAGGAGAAGATTACTCCCGGCTAATGGGTCGTTAATAACCTGATTTATAGTTTCGTTTGGTAGGAGTAGGTATGGCTTCTGTTGATTTAGCTGATTTAGTTCCCTCGTTAGAGTCCTCTTTGAGTATTCCCGGTTCTACTTCTCCGTACGCTAACGCTTCAGAGTCAGAATGGGTAGCTAAGCTGGTTAATGGATTTTGGGCTGCTGTATTAGATCAGGTCATTATAGGGTATACCTCTGATGAGGACGGAATGGTTTCTCAGGTTGATGGGGATGAGACCCTTTCGGGGGAACTGCAATATCTGATTGTCTTGTATGCTTCGATGAATATTATTCGCAACCAGTTGATGCAGTTGAAAACAGTATTTAGGGCTAAGGCTGGTCCTGTGGAGTATGAGACTCAGCAGTCTGCTCAAGTTCTTAAGACTCTTTTGGATCAGTATATGGCTCAGAGGGATACTATTTTAGACAACTTAGCTAACAGTGCTCAGGTTTCCACCTATTATATTGATGCGGTACGTGCTAGAGACTACGCTATTCGTGATGGTATCTCTGCTTGGGCTGGTTACTGATGGCAACTCCTACTGATACTTCTTTCGGGTCTGATTTCGATGCAGCGTTGTTTCGAAGCGCTATTACTTCTACGATGGAGATGGGTTTACCGGGATCTTCTGAGCGGGCAACGTTTCTTTGGAAACCTGAACGAGACTTTGATATAGAAGATAATGCTGGGAATCCTTACGACTGGACGTCTACTCCTACCTCTGAGGTGAACCATCCTGAGGTTCAAATCCCTGTGGCTGTTCAGCTTTCTACTCGGGGAACGTTGTTCGATGGGACCCCGGTGGGGGAATTCAATCAGTTGAGGTTGTCTGTTACGGTTCTTGATGTTCATTACCCTCAGGTAGCTGATGCTGATGCTATCCGTTTCGATGATGCTATTTACGACATTTCTTTTTGGGAACCACCTCAAGGTTTGTTTGATGTAACGATTTATACTGCGCGGTGCGTAGCTCGGGACGAAAGCTGATTTATATGTACGTTGGTGGTACACTTCACCGATTGGTCACTGATAACTTATTCAATATGGTCAATGACTCAATGAGGGACATTGGCTGGTTCAGTCCTGGTCGTAAGCATCAGTCCGTTAAGATGGTAGCTGAGTCAGTTGAGAATCGTGAAACTGTTGATTTTAACACTGTGGCTTTGAGCGATGAAGAGATTGACGGGGAGGATGTTGAGCTTGGTTCCACTTTGGAAGAGGTTCGATTTTCTTATTTTTGGGATATTTACGCTGAGTCTCGTGCGGTGGGTCAGCATCTTGCGGGGGATATTAGGGATATTCTAAAGGGGCGGTTTGGGACCATTGGCCGTGATAGTCCAACTTTGACAGTTTTGGATTTGACCCAAGCTTCTCCTATGGAGCTGTTTGTTGCTCAGATTGAGGATGTTGTGCAGGATCGAGCCCGAGTGTTTTTGAAACCGTTTCAGTCGAACTACTATACGGTAAGTTGTAGTGTGTTTTACGAGTATGAGTCTGATATTTTCGGTTACTGACAGGATTTTTGTGGGATGCAGAAGTTTAGGTTTCACCTTTTAACTCTTCCTCATGTTTCAACAACCCGCAAGTTTACGCTTTGTGCTTACGAGAGTAAGTGTAGGCGGTTTGCTGACATGATGTCGGGTATGGGGCATGATGTCTTTTTGTATGGTGGTCCAGAAAATGATGCCCAGGTTACTGAGCACATTGTGGTCGCCTCCCAAAAGGATCAGGAAGAGTGGTTCGGTGACTATGATTGGAAGAGGGATTTTTTCAATATTTCCTGGAATCCGAATGATGAGCACTGGAAAATAACTAACCAGCGTACTGTAGAAGAGATTAAGAAAAGAATTAAACCTAGAGACATCATTTTAGTTACAGCAGGTCTTTGTCAGAAGTCGGTGGCTGACGCTTTCCCTAATCACATTAGTACTGAGTGGACTATCGGGTATACGGGGACGTTCTCTAAGTATAGGGTGTTTGAGTCTTACCCTCATATGGCATATTGCTCAGGTTTAGCTAATGATGATAATGGATCTTTTTTCGATACGGTCATTCCTAACTTTTTCGATCCTGACGAGTTTTCTACTCAGGAAGAGAAGGATGATTACTTTTTATTCATTGGTAGACTGATTCCACGTAAGGGTCCTGAGATCGCTGTAGAGGTCACTAAGCGTCTTGGGGCTAAACTTGTGATGGCAGGTCAGGGCGTCGCTTATACGGACCCTGGGAGGGTTGTGGCGACTGATGGGACAGTTTACGAGGGTGACCATATTGAGCATATTGGTTCCGTGGGGATAAGGGAACGGGCTGAATTGATGGGTAAGGCTCGTGCTACTTTTGTCCCAACCACCTATTTAGAGCCGTTTGGTGGGGTAAGTATTGAGTCTTTAATGTGTGGGACCCCGGTTATTGCCTCAAATTTCGGCTGCTTCCCAACAACTATTCAGCACGGACTGGATGGGTTTTTGTTTAGTACCATTGGTGAGGCTGTGTGGGCTGCTAAAAATGTTGAGTCTTTGAACTTTAAAGATATTGCTATTCGTGCCCGCAGGAATTATTCAACAGATCGAGTGAAGTGGCTCTATCAGTCATATTTCGAACAGTTGTTCACTTTATGGGATGATGGTTTTTACTCTGATTGGGATAACGGGATAAGGGAATATAGTAGGTATGTGAGGGATTATGGATAAGAGAAGTTTTTTAGGAAAACGTCGAGATAGGGCTATTGCTATCCTTCTTTCTTTTAAGGAAAAAGAAGTCGACCAGTTTCTTCCTGACGATGTTTCGTCTAAGTTGCGGCGTGAGATTTTAGATCAGTTTAATGAGGTTGTGGATACAGCATTCGATCTAATGTCTTCAGAGTCCGTATATAATGAAGAGTTTATGACTCGATTTAATGATTTGTACAATTTCCTTATTGAGGAAGATGTGTAGTAGATCAATGGAGTCTTAATGGCAGGGTATGATGACGTTTACTTTTCGAACATTGTTAATCTTGATGCCATTTTTGAAGAGGTTTTGAACGACGCCAAGTTTAAGTCATCTAAAGCTTTTCGTGCGTTTACTGAAGATTTTGCTTCTTCTGCTAAGAAACAGAAGTTAATGAAAGCAGTAAACCGTGATGTTGCTAAAAAGGCTCAGGATGCTGTTGTCGCAGCATACGATGCGTCTCATCGGGGTAACCCTTCTTACCGGCATAACGACCCTAAGAGCAGAAGGCGTTCTAATGGGCGGATGAGGCGGGCTTTGACGCACAATAGGTTTGTTCAGTTTGATGAGCGGGGAATCTACTTTGCTTCTATTTCTCATTTGGACGAGCAGGCTGCTCAGTGGTATCGGTTGAACTTCGGAACTAAGCCTCGGAGTCAGAAGCGTGCTCCTGGGGTTGGGACCATGAAATTTTTCGGAAGAAAGGTTTCTGAAAGTGTTTCCCTTCGGGGGTATGGTCCTTCTGAGGCTTTCTCTATTCCTGGGACGATGATGTTTTCTTCTGAGTTTGTAGGTGGGGGCCGACCAGGGAAGTTTGTCGCTGCCGATGTGGGTCGTCGTGGTTTAGATGCTTTGTACTTTAGAAGAAGAACTGGAACGCTTTCTTCTCTGAGCCGAAAGGGCCTTTCAGCCGGAATTAGGGGTAGTCGATTTTTGGATGCTGGTCCTAAGTACATCAATGATCATTATGGGCCGGAGGTGTCGAATGTTATTCGAACTTGGTTTGCTGAGGCTAAAAAGAAAATGTGATCATTTAATTTCTCGTTTTGTATCCGTAGTTTATTTAGGATACACACGACTAACAGTGTGTATATGATTTTACACACTGCCTCCGGGTAGTTGGAAATAAGAAAAGCTCTAACTATAGGAGGATTCCATGAGTATTCGTGGTTCACAAATTTTACATGACGTCAATGGTTTCGTCGTAGACCGCATTCAGACCGCAGGTCCGGGTGCTCTGAACATTCCTGAAGAGAAGGTTTACGAGCTGGGTAACTTTGAGACTCTTGCCACTGTGCGAGATATTCCTGACCTAACGTTCTCGTTAAACAGCTTCGATGTTTCTTGCGAATTTGAGGCTCTTCTCAATGGTCTTAACCCTACTGCTCTTACAGCTAATCAGGAAATTGACTTTACTCATCACGTTCCGATCGACGTAATCTCTCCGTTCAAGTCTCGACGAGGGGCTTTTAACATCGTTAAGGGTGTCGCTGTTCCTTATCTCACCCTAGAGAAAGCTAGTTACACATACGGTCTTCGTCAGAACGCCGCCCAGGAGTTCAGTCTTCGCGGCGACTCCATTTATTACACCCAAGGCCAGCCTTACTACAAGGAGTTCAATAACACCGTAAATGGTGTCGGCCCCTACAACTTCGGGATGACTGCTGACGTTTACACTGAGGGAGCGAACACCCTTTACGCCCTGTGTGTTGTTCTCGTTAACTCTACAACTGGAGCCTACAAGCGTCTCTTCTATGATGCTTCAGGTGACTCTGGGTACAGCAACACTTCCACCTCAGTTACTCTAGCGACGAACGAATCAGCCGCTTACGACATCTGTCGCATCGTGTGGTCTTCGTCCTCTACTACTGGCTCGTACACTCAGAATGGCAACAACCCTAACGGTCATGATGTTCATCAGAATGTGTCGGTGAAACCTGCTGCTGTTCGCCCGAAGGATATTGACGTGTACATCGGCACCGCTGGAGCAACCCCAGTGTTTACCCGAATGAACTCAGTTCAGTCAGCCCAGGTGGATTGGTCAGTTACTCTTGAGAACGATGAAGAGTTTGGTAATGCACACTATGTCGTTTCAGACTATGACGTTCCTGAAGTAACCGGAACTATCGGGATCAAGCCTTTTGATCCTGCGGATCTTTTCCATAAACTGGCTCAGATTACTGGTGTTCCTAGCAACGAAGTGATCGGACCGGAACTGACTACCCCGGTTCCTCTTGAAGTTCGGATCAACCACCCTGATACGGGTGCCCGCCTGAAGACGATCTATGTTCCTGACGCCCGATTCCAGGTGCCTGGTATGCAGGGTCAGGTTCAGACGAAGCTAGAGAACACCTTCAACTTCACTTCTGATACGGGTGTTATGAAGGTTTACAACGGGAACGGTCCTGGAGGGGCTAACGCCTGATCGGCGTAGGTGGTGGGCCACTAGCGGGGAGGACGATCCTCTCCGCTAGTGGCTTTTAGCAGGGTTAGTGGTGTTATACTTTGGAGAAATCCATTAGGGCACAGGAGTTATCATGGCTAATGTTCGTACTTTGAAGCGTCGTCGTCTTTCTGATCTTTATGTCACAGGTACAGAGGTGTCTGTAGGTGACGGTCAGGGGGAAGATGTGAAGGTTTGGGTTTCTAAGATATCTCCGATGGAGCGTCGGATTGCGGTAGAAGAAGCCGCTAAGCCTAGAGCTAAGACTTTAGCTTTGAAGAAGCTTCCAGATGAGTCACCTGAAAAGCTTCGGTTTATTGATCAGATTAACGATTACGTGGGTGAAGATCGTGATGGTCTTGTTTCTTTCCTTATGGGTCCTCGCCTTTATGAGCTTGAGGTCTCAGCTCAGGAACGCATTGCTGCTGAAGATAAGTGGGCTGAGAAAGATTATCTAACTGGCCTTAATCAGGCGTGGCGTGACGAGATGTATGACCGTTACATGGCTGATAATGACGATAAGGAAGCTAAGCGAGTTTTTGAAGAACTTAAGGCGTTTACTGACGAAGTAGACGCTTCTCTCGAAGAAGAAAAAGAGTCCCTGAAGGAAACGTTTGACGTCTTCTCTGATGAGGAACTTAACTCCAAGGCTCTCAACCAGTTGATTGATACTGAAGCTGATTTCGTTTGGATGAATGAGCTGCGTCGACAAGAACTTTTCTTTGCTGTGCGTGAACCTGAAGATCATAAGAAGCGTTACTTTGAAGACCGTGAAGAGGTCGATATGATCGAGGAAGAGGTGTTTACGCAGCTTCTAACAGCCTACCTTGAAGTAAGTGTAGATACAGTTGAGGGAAAAGACTCGGAGGAGACCCCCAGTTCGTAAGGGCGGTCTCTTTAGATAAGCATAGTTTTTTTCAAGATAAACCGTTCGATGTTATTGCTGTAGATCTTTTTGAGGCTATCTCTCAGGCTGAACGTATTGCATCTTGGCAGGAAAACCTGATGGATGATGAGATGCCTCCGCGGTGGATGTGGCATCTTGACTGGGAGCTAGAGCAGCATTTTGCTTTAGTGAAGTCAAGGCGTGCCGCAAAGTACAGTAGTAGTCCTGATGAGGAAGAGTACGAGAATACGGATGAGAACTCCTCTTGGAATGAGAACGTTTTTGCTAGTAGATTCCAGGAGTAATTCCGTTATCTAATATAGCTGAAGGAATTGCGAGGGGTTATGGCCGAAGATTTTCTAATCAGAGTTGGTGTTGATTATTCTGCGGCTGTTAGAGATACTCGACGGTTTCAAAAAGAGATTGAAGGCATTCTTGCTCGCACAGCTTCTTCTCAGGGTCGTCCGGCTACAGCTCAGATAGCTGCGCAGTCACAGGCTGCGGGGTCCAACTATTCTCGTGAACTTGCTGGGATTCAACGTTCTCTTGAAACGTTAGTTACTCAATCTGCTCGGCAGCAGGATCGTCTTTTTGCTGTCTTGTCAACAAGTTCACGTAACCAACCTGTTGTGCAGGTTGTTCAGTCTCGTGTTCAGACGGCTTCTATTCCTCCTCGATCTGCTCCACCTACCCCTGTGGGGGGTGCTGTTTCTGTGTCAGCGATCGGTGCGGGTGACCGAGCGTTGCGTCGCCAGCAGTCGGCTATTGAGCGGGCTGCTGTTATTGCTGAGACAAGGAATGTTCAGGCGTCAGCTTTTGCAGCTCGTGAACAGAAACTTCAGAACGAGATTCTTCGGGCTCGGGCTATCGAATTGCAGGGTATCCAGCAACGCATAACGGAAAATGCCGTTTCTCAACCTGTTACGGCTTCTATCCCTCGTGTGGCTCAGGTGGCTCATTCTGCCCCTGTTCCAGTTATTCCTCAGGCTCCATCTGCTCCGATGGTAGTCCCTCGGGCTCCTGTGGTCAGGGCTTTGCCTGCCGCTCCTCAAAGTCGCCCTATTCTAGATTTCTCTGTTCAACTAGCGGCTATTCAAAAGCAATTTTTAGCTAACCAACAACAGCTAGTTCAGTCTGGTTCGTCCCAGGTTAGGTCTCGTGTTCATCAACCCGGATTTTTTGATGCTGAACCTGAGCTTCCTAAGAGATTAGGTGATCCGCAATTTCTTGGCTATCCTTCTGTGCCGAGGGGCCAGCCTCTGTCTCTGCAACAGCGGCTAGATGTCCAGTTGGATCGGTCGAGAATTTATCGCTCTAACCTTCCCCACATTGAAGGTCTTCTTAATACCCCTGAATTCAGGGAGTCATTTACTGCTCCGATGAGAGGTTTGTTTAAGGGGCTTTTCAACTTTTTCCCTCAAGCAGTTTCTAACGTTAACGCCATTACAGCTCGTCCGTCTTCTTCATCAGGTACCTATGATGACGTGAGTGGGGTTTTGAACGTCGATCCGAGAATGTCTGTTCATGGGTCTAGAACGACAGTAGAAGAGTCTCTAGCAGGAACGTTGCGGACAGTTCAGGCGTTTGCGACTAAGGATATTTTTGGAACAGCTGTTCATGAATTCGGCCATGCTGTTGATTCTTTAAGGAGAAGCGGGGCAAGGTCTGACCAGTCTCTTGCTCGTCTGCTTCATTTGCCTGCCTTTACGGATTCGATTCGTGGCAGTATATCTGGGTACGCTACTACGAATCCGGGTGAGCTTTTTGCTGAATCCTTTGCCTCTGTACTGAGGGGCGCTGGTAGTCCGATGGCTTTCAGGGCTGTGCAAGATAACCTTGGTCCTCAAGATGATCGGTTGTTAGCTCGTCGTCGTCAGGCGTTGGATGATTTGATTCATCGTCAGCGGGTTGAGATTTCTTCCCCTCCTTCTTCTCCTAAGATTTTTGATTGGGCAGAGGACGTGTCTGGTCTAGCTAGACGTCAACGGCCGATAGGTCAGGGCACTGCTACTGGTGGGTCTAGCGGACTTCCTCCGATTCCTCCCCGAACTGATGTTGGTGCTGGTAGTGGGGATGATGACGAAATCCGTCGTCAAAAGCAGCAGTACCTAAGCTACTTGAGGCAGCTCACAGAGCAAACAAAACGAGCCTTGGTAGCGGGTGAGGATACTACGCCTCATCTTTCGAAGCTGAAGAGACTGGTTGATGCGGCGGAGGCCCATGCGGCAGGTAATCTCACAGGGTTCCGTCAGAACGTTATGTCCGTTATTCCTCCAGGGAATGAACGGGCTAAGTACATGCTTAGCAAAGCTCCTTTTGGTAGAGAAGGGTGGGATCAGTCACTAGTAAGGGACATTGTTCAGCAACGTAGGGCGCTTTCGGCTGCACCTGTACCGATCGCTATAGGTGGACCGGTATGGAGTAGCGTAGAAAGAAATCGTCGTTCTTCGAGAGATGCTGTTCAGAGGCTTATTCCTCCGGGGAAGATTCGAACAAAGTATCTACTTGGAAAAGATCCATTTAAGTTAGGATCTTTAGATAATAACATAGAGCATCCTAAGGGAGCGGCGAACGAAGAAGCTCGTGCTGCTATAGCTACAGAGCAGATTCGCAGAGACCTTCAAGAGAATCTGGTCCCTGAGCTTCCAGCCTCAAGTCCCTATAGGGGGGCACAGTATGAGCGGGGGGTTCGTTCCCGTGAGAAGCAGGCTGCTATTGCTGACTTGCGGCGTGAACGTCAAGAGCAGCTTCGGTTAAGTCAGGTAGCCGAAGCTCAGGCTGAAGAAACAGACTTTACTTGGAAAAAAATCGGGGAAGGGAAACACGGTGTACTTTACAAAGGTGAACCTATTCCTGGTGTGCGAGTTCGTCGGGTTTACGATGAGGAAGGGAACGTTTCAGGAACAGCCCTAGACTCCCCTGAGGGCACTCGGGTCTTTAGCGGAAGAAATACAGTTGGTCAAGCTAAGCGTGTTGCTGAACAACTATCTTCTACTTTTGATTCTGTAGGAAAAATACAAGAGGGGTTAACTCAAAAAGCTGAGCGGGTAGCTAGTTTTAAGTCTGATACTAGTGAGGTTGCGGAAGCTGCTCTTAAACGTGTTAGCGGAGGAAGGTTTGCCGCTGACATAGATCAGCATGTATTGGGAAACAAGACTCTTCAGGGTTCCGAGACTGTAAGCGACGCTGATCGTAAAATCGCCGCTGAAGCTAGACGCCGAAATGCTGAGCAGGAGTTAATTAATAGAGGCCGGTTGGACTTGATCCCGAAGTCGCGCAGAGCTTCGTATGGTATTGGGGAAGAGTCTGGTAACCTAACTTCATCTGAACAGTTGAAGGTTTTGGAGTCTCGGGCTGCAGCGGTACAGAGGCAGCTTAAAAACCTAGGAAAGGTTTCTTTAGATACTAAGGATGGGCAGAAGGCCCTTGCTGACCTAGAGAAAGAAGCTAAGTCTGTTAAAAAGGGACTAGATGAATTTGCTCCTGGAAAAACAGGTGAAGCCCCTCGGAAGGTTATAGCTCAGAGTAGTGCCGACGCTTCTATTGCTGAGGTTTTGTACAGAAAGCGTAATCCCCAGCCTGGGTCTCTCTCTGAACATGAAGCAAAAGAACAGAAAGCTAAGAGCAAATCTGACTCTAAGGGAGCTAAGAGTGAAAGGGAAGAAAAAGATAGGATCAGTCAGTTCAAGAATCCTTCTGATCTACTCGCCGGGTTACGCAGTCAGATCGCTAAGGTTAGGGTTGATCCTGATACGTCTCAAGCCAAAGCTAAATTTGAGGCCTTACTTGCCTTACTGAAGGAACTTGATGCTGTAGCTGAGTCTATCAATATCAGGAATCCTGATGGGAGCTTGAACGCTGATTCGTTCAAGAGGGCAAGTAAGCTACAGGAAGGTGTAGCTAAAGCTAAGGCTGAGATGACGACCTTGGGAGCTGGGTTGTTCCCTGCGGAGGGGGTTGAGGTCGCTCGTGTAAGACAGCAGAGGTCTAGTACTCGTCGCGCTTGGGATTGGTTATGGGGAAATCAGTCTCCTGAAGCCGGGGATTCTGGTGGGTCTGGGGGTTCTGGTCCTGGCGGTCCCGGTTCGGGCGGTCCCGGTTCGGGGGGTTCTGGTCTTGGAGGTCCTGAGGGCGGGGGTTGGTTTAGTAAGCTTCGTCGTAGGCTGTATAAAGATGATGGTATTGGTGGGTTCTTTGGTGGTGGGGCTCTTTCTACGTTGCGTTATGGTATTCCATCTATGGTCATGTACGGGGCCATGTCTGGAATTTCTGAAAGTGTCAAAGAGGCTGAAGAGTTCCAGTTTACGATGGAGAAAGTCAAAGCTCAGCTTCAGGACACTTTTGGGGATGGGGCTGATCCTATTTTCGAAAGTTTCAAGGGGCACATCCTTGACCTAGCGAAGCAAACAGGTGTTCAAGCAGACGTCTTAGCTGACGTTGGCATGCAGTACCAGGGGGCTTTCGGGAAGGCATCTGTTGGAGGCCTTTCAGGGCAAGAACTAGTGAAGTCTCAGTTGATAGCGTCAGCTAAGCTTTCGCAGGTTACTCACATTCCTGTCCCAGAATTGAATGATGGATTAACTGCTGCGTCGTTTGGATTCAACGCTACTAACGAGGAAATCTCCAATGTAGCTCTTAGACTAGAGTCCCTTTCTGGGGTTACTGCCAAAGAGACTATTGGCTTTATTGGTGACATCGCTCCTGTAGCTAAGGAAGCAGGGTTTTCTCTTTCAGAGTTTGCCTCGCTAGCGGCGGTTGCTCAGCAAAAGTCAGGTCGTTCTGGGACGGCGTTAGCTGAATCGTTTGGCAGAATTATTCCTGCTATTTCTCAGAGCAAGGATCAGCTGCTTCAGCTAGCTGCCGCTGATGATAATTTACGGACTCCTGAATTCATTAAAGCAGTAAGTAGTAATGATATTAAGGGAACGTTCCTTTCCTTACTTCAAAACTTTCAGTCCCTGAATAAGGAGTCTCAGGACTTCATCGTTAACCTTTTAGGTGGACGACGTGAAGCTCAGGTTCTTCTGGCTGCTATAGGTGATAAGGGTCAGCTAGCTGAGTACACTGCGGCAGCTAACGACTCTAAGGGGACACTTGATAGTCGTTTCGAGTCAGCGCAGCAGACCCTGACGAACCAGATGGCTCGGTTGCGTCAAGAGTTTAACCTTTTCGCAGCTGCCCTAATTGAATCTGGGCTTGGAGACGCTCTCTCTGGTATGATTGGGACAGTCGGTCTGTTTGTTAAGGGCCTCGAAGGGATTCTTAAAGTTAGTGGCGCTATCAACAGTTTCTTCGGTGGGCTACCTGGCAAGATCATAGGAGTAACTGCCGCACTGATTGCTATGAGGGCAGCTGTTAACTTCTTAAGCAATAAGGGTCAGCTTGCTCTTGGTATTGAAGATGGCAGTTCGATTTTAGCTAATCTCGGAGGTAGGGCTGGTCGTAGGATCGGAGCTATGCGAGCAGCTGCGTCTGTTGGTGCAGCAGGAGCTGCTTCTGAGGGGTTCTTCGATCTAGCTGGGCCGGGTGCTGTGGCGGGCGGGAGGATAGCTTCTGCCCGTGCAGCGTATGGGGCGGCTTCGGTTGCTGCAGGTGGTGGCGCATCTGGAGCTATGAGCGGAGTGGGTGCAGCGGCTACAGCCCTTACGGGGGTATCTACCACTATGCTTTTGGCTGGTGGAGCGGCTATTGCTGCCATTGGGGGAACTTACCTTCTTCTGAAACATGGCTTGGATGATTACCGCAAAGAGATGGAGAGAAACACCTCTTGGGCACTAGATGCGCATACTTCAGCTAAAGATGTTGAGGATTTAATTAAGTCTTCTGCGTCGGACGGGGGTCCAGGGAACCTGGCTAGGATAGGGTCTTTCTTTACGGGGGAAAGGCTGCTGGGAGAGAGGGATCAGCTGAAATCTTCTCTTTACACGAAGAACCTTTCTAAGCAAGATTTAGAGACTTGGGCTGTAATTGATCCTAAAGACGCTACAAGGACTTTCCAGGGAGGCTTCTCTATTAAGGAGGAGGAGATTCCTAAGGGGATAGATGTACGAGATCGTCGCGGGGCCGAGATTCGGGCCAAGAAGGAAGCTGAAGAGGAAAAGCGTCGACTCTTAAAAGAGGTTCATGATAAAAGGTGGAGTACGTTAAATAGACCTGATAGTGGAAAGGATCTCGTCAAGTTTAAGGAAATTAGAGATAATTTCAGCAACAAGCTGGGTCTAAAAAAGGGAGAGGAACTTACTGATCCCGTTATGCACGCCTTGGCTGGTGGAAACATCATCGGGGACTTGACTGGGATAGTTAAGTCACAAACTGATGAGTACACTGAAGTCGAAAAGAAGCAAGCTGCTAAAGCTTTAAATGTTGCTCAGAAAAATTCTAATGCAGCTAGGGTTGTGGGGGATTCAGCTAAGCAAACGCAAACCCTCGACACCATTCAGAAGAATTACGAGGCTGGAATTACTAGTTTTTCTGCCTATATTGAGGCAGCTAAACGTAATCTTGAAGGGTACCGTAAGGTCATCAACATGTCTGAGGGTAACCCCGACGTTATTTTGCGGGATTATGCTCAAAGACTTAAAGCTTTCAATATGGAAGTTTCCCGTAAAACCATGCAGGGAACTGAAATCTTCTTGTCTGGGTTGGAACTTACGGGAGCCAGTCCTTTAGAAACAGCTAGAGCTAAAGTCGAACAATATACCCGCCTGCTGAATAGCGGGAAGTTGTCTGGGGAGCATCGCACTCAGATAGCTCAAGCGATGGTTCAGGCTCAGAAGGATGAGGTGCTCGCAGCGGCATCTGCGGCCGGGACGGCTGGTGAAGCTAGCTCTATCCTTTCTAAGGGATTCAAGATTTCTCCAGAAACACGGATAAACTCTGTTTTGGGAGCGATAAGTCAAATTGTCCCCAACTGGGACTTGGTCTCAGAGACCATGAATAAAAATACAGGTGTCCGTGGTGGTAAAGTCATCGGAGACATGGTTCGTGGTCTAAGTTCAGGGGCTTTGTCAGGGGCTAATGTTCAGCAGCAGCTTCAAGAAAAGGTTGCTGAGTATAAGCATATGGCTGAGGTAGCTGGAAGCGTTGGAGCTTCTGACGCTAACATTAAAGCTCTTCAGGAAGTTTCTGCTGCTTGGCAACAGGTTTTAGAGGAGTTTAATAATACAGGAAAGCTTCCAGGTGATCTTGACTCAGCTAAGATTGCTGCTAAGGAAGCTTATGACGTGACATCTAGAAAGAATGACCTTGAGGCTCGGCTGAGGACAGCAAAGGCCGGAGGCAATGTTCTTGTTGGGGCCTATCAGGAGTTGGCTGCTGCCCGCAAGAATTTAGCTGATGCTGAAAAGGTCGGTGGAGAAACTGAGACAGAAGCTCAGATTAGAGTCTTTGAGGCTGAAAATGGGTTAAAGAAAGTTTTGGCAGACAGAAAGAAGTCCTTGTTGGCAGTAGCGAAAGCTAAGGCTAATTTCAATAAGGATTCTGTGGCAGGTGCCCAGGTTGACTTAGCTCAGGCTCAGATTGATTACCAGACGGCGGTTGAAACTTCAGGGGCTGATTCACCGGAGGCTCGGCAAGCCCAAGCGGGGATCATTGACGCTCAGGCTGCGATCAGAGATACACAGAATGCTAGAGTAAGATCCTTTGTGAATCTACTGAAAACACAAGGGAACCAAGGTTCTGTTGAACAGGCTCAGGCTGACGTGAACATCTCTAAGATGGATTTGAACACGGCTATTGGGGATGAAAGGAATGATGCTTTAGCTAAAGTTATCGAGGCTGAGCGGGCATTGGATAAAGCTATCAAGGCTCGTCGAGATAACCTCATTGACTTGTTCCAGCTAGCAGGACCGGAAGATCCGGTGTGGCAGTCTCAGGGTGACATAAATCAGTTCACTACACAGATTAATGAAGCTAAGACTTTGGATGAGAAAATCGATGCTCAGAAATCTTTGCTTTCAGCGCAGAAGGCCCTTCGGGATGCTATGGCTGAGGTTCGTAATTCTCAATATGATCTGCGTCAAGCAGAGTTGGAAAGCATTGGCGATGAGGTCGGGGCAGCGAATGTGGCTGCTCAGTTGGCTCGTGCCCAGCTGAACGATGCATTAAAACTTGCCTCTGAAGGTAAGTCTCCTGGTGATGCTGAGATCAATCGACTGAAAGCTTCAGTTGTTAGGGCTGATAAATCTGCCGCTGATACAGCCTTCAGTGAGAAGAAAGATGACTTAGAGTGGATGTACCAGATGGGTACACTCACTAAGCAGGAATATATTGGGTATCTTGAGGGGCTTAAGAGTACCGTCCTTCCTGGAACTAAGCAGTTTAAGGATCTGGAGCTTCAGATTCGTCAGTTGAAAGATGATGTTGGTTCCGGTTTGCAAATGAACTTACCAACTTCCTTGGCTTTACCTACCCTTTATGAGGTTCGTCGGCTCGATCAGAGTGTAAACTCAAATGGTTCCGCCGCAGGTTACGTGGATAACCGTCAGCAGAGTATTACTATCAATTTGAATAATGGGACTACTCAAGCTGACCTGATTAATGCTTTAAACGCAGCTTTGGGAACGAATACGACGGCACAGGGTAGTACGAGATTGTACTAAGGGGTTCGGATGAGAAAGAATAAGAGAGAATTCGAGGCGGTCTCTTCGGGTCGAATGATCGGAGACAAGAGACCTTCTGTGCGGGTTACTGTTGAGCCAGATTGGAAGTTAGAGACAACCGTTCAAACTTACGCTAATACTCTTCGTGGGCCATACAGATATTATGTAGACAATGCTGATACTCGTGTAGAGGTTGAGGTTCCTCAAATTAAAAGTGTCCAGATTGACAGGACCCTATCTCAAGATGTGGCAACGTGTAAGATCACGATGTACAATCAGTCCCACAATGGGAACACTCTGGTCCCAGAGTTGGGCGATCAGTTAGGGAAACCTGGGTATTTCTGGCCGAAACGAGGGGTCTCGTCTGAGTCTCATCTGCTATGGAATCAGACAGCGGCAACGGGAGCTAAGTACCGGAACGGAACGTGGGACTCTAATTTTGAGTGGACTAACGTTCTTATTCCGAATGGGTTGATTAGAACTTACGCTGGTCATGCTAAAGGCACTGCTTCCATTGATCAGGATGTCACTGACGGAAAGATTATGTTGACGGGGGTATGGTTAATTGACCGTATTTCCGGTGGAGCGGATGGAACTCTACTTATTGAATGCAGAGATGTTGGCCGGTTACTTCTGGAACAGATTATTTACCCTCCTCTTGTTCCCAATGACTTGTATCCGCTAGCGTATTTTCCTCCGGGGAAATCGAAATTCGATTCATCTTTTGATGCCCGTCCTGTTACGGGTGTTGGTAGGGTGTCTCAGGCTGAGGTGCGATGCGTTGCCTATTCCACTAGTTTCGGAATGGGAGATGTTTCTGGTCACTCAGCGTCTGAAGCTGCTGATATGAATCGAACAAATTGGTCATGGAGCCCAGCTAGGGCTACTCCTACGTCTGGTAGTTTGTTTGATTGGTGGGAGTTCGTTCCTATTGCTGGAGGTCAGCAGGTTATTGATGCTGTTGACTTCAGGCCGTGGGCTGGCGGGTACACGGCGTACATCTCTGTGAATAGTGGCGGCGTTTGGCAGGGTTCTGAAACTATCCCAGATTCTGCAGGTGGGGGTGGGTTGAAATACCTAAAGAAGGTTCAGGTCCCGTATAATATTCCGAACGGTGACGAGGGCGAGATTCACGTTCAGCTAGATGCTCCTATTAACATGAGTTTTATTAGGATTACATTGGGGCCAACGTATCACTATTCGGGAGTCGCTCAGTCTGGAATGTATTATCGTTCGGGGTTGAGGACGGTAATGGCTTCTAGGATTGGTGCTGTGGTGCCACCATATGATGCTCCATTCAATCAGTCTTTGTGGGCGTTTGCGATGGCGTCTCATCCCGTTCGCGGCTATTGGGTGGCTGATAAGGACGGTTGGGTGTACGGGTTTGGGGATGCCGCCGACTATGATTCTTCCACTTATGGACAGGTTCCCCTAGCGTATGTTCCTGGAATTAATGGGGAAAATTACACCCAAGTATCAGATATTGCAGCTCATCCTTCGGGGCGTGGATATTGGGTTCTAACTAACGATGGTTATGTTAGGGCTTATGGGGCAGCGACGTTTTACGGGGACGGTTACGTGGGTGTAAATACTCACATGGATGGACCTACAGCTATTTCTATTGCTGAAACATTCACCGGCAACGGGTACTGGGTTGCTTACAGTAATGGGATAATCAGAGGGTTTGGTGACGCCAGCCCTTCATACGTGACGTTGCCATATACTGCTTTAACTAACTACATGATTAACCATGGTCCTTCTTATCAGTATTTGATCCCTGACAGTAATCCTTTGGGGTTACTTGTTCAGACTGCCCCACCTAGTGCGTACGCTCATACGTATCGTTGTAGGGGAATTTCTGGACATCCTCGCCAAATGGGATTTGTGGCTACAGATGGTAGTGGTCAAGTTTTTAGTTACAATGGTGGTTGGTTTGGAGAGCTAACTAATCGTGTTTTTAATCCGGGTGCTGCGAACCAGTTTTTCTTGTGGCCGAAAGAGTACGCTAACTGCATTGAGTACACTCAGTCAGGGAACGGTTATTGGATAAATTTCCTATCAGGACACATTGCTGCATTTGGTGATGCAATTAATCAGGGGACCTCGTATGTGTATGAGGGGAATAGTCAGTTAAGCGCAAGCGGGCTTGCTTCTGATCTTCAGCTGTACAAGATGTTAACTCAGAAAATTGCTAGAGACCCTGATGGGACAGGCTTTTGGGTTCTTGTAGCTGATGGTTCTGTACTGCATTATAACGCTGATTGGTGGGGGCAACCTGGGTGGGCTAATAGGCAGGGTTACCGTTGGCATGACGGAAACTGCACAGATTACAGTAGGGCTGTCCAAGATATGTTAGCTTGGGCTGGGTTTACCTATTATAACTCTAATAGCTGGGATGGGTCAGCCTACGTTACTGGACATGACCGCCCTCCTGTATTGGGGAACATTGAGTCTACAGGTATCCCCACTACCACTGTTTTAGACGGGGACAAGTGGGACAAGCGAACTGTTATGGACTGCATCAACGAGTTAAAGAACGTTACCGGGTACAATTTCTTCATTGATGACGAGGGGTTGCCTCGTTTCGAAAGTCCAAATTTTTGGAGAGCTGGGAACCGGGATAGTTTTGGGCAAAGAATATTTGCTAAATACGAAACTGACGGCTCTTGGGCTTTCGTTGATGAGTCTATTCCGGGGGCCGAACCTTTTATCCCTGATATCCATGAGGCTGTTGATTTGATTAACTACACTGCCTCGTTAGATGGGGAAGCTGTTCGTTCTGAAATTATCATCGGTTCAGATATGCCCGATTTGAACGACCCAACTCGAACACAATTTGTTCGGTTCACTCCACCTTCAGCGGTTGAAGAGGTTCGTCCTGGTGTTCCAGCCTTGCGGAACATCAACCGTCCGGCCGCTTGGGTGAACACTAATTTTGAAAATCCGTCAGAGAACCTTCTGATGGCTGAGCTGATCGCTTTGAGGATATGGTTTTCTCAGCGAACAAGTTCTGCTACCATCGTGTATAATGCTAACTTGTCTATAGGGGATCAGATCCGGTTGATTGAACGGAACACTTCAGAAACGGCGATTCATATTATTAACAGTATTTCCTCTACTATTGACTTGGATGCGGGTACGGCTATCTCTACGATTAACACAAACTGGCTAGGTGACGCTAACGATTGGGTTATCACGTCAGACAACACGTATAACCCTATTACCCATGTGGGGGTTTCTGAGAGGGTGGACCGGTGGCAGCTTGCGCTGAACAAAGGTTTAGCGTTCCACGGTGATGGGATGTCTACACCTACTTTGAGTGGGGGGTTTAACTGATGCCACGATTTGATGGGTCTTACCCTAACTTCGGGTTAGAATACAGTCCTTCTGTTTCTGTAGCTAAAGTCGCTGTGCCTCAAGCACAATCTTCTTTTGTTGGGGTTCCTGACGGTAACCTTGCTTCGTTAACTTCTACAGGTTCTCGTTCGTTAGATCCGGTAGGGTTTGTTGACCTTGTTGGGGATTTATCAGGTGGGGTGACTGCAACTGTTGCGGGCGGACTGTTTGGAACTGACCCTAACCACCCGATGGGGTTTACTTGCCCTGATCTTATTCTTCGCTCGTCAGGGTCGGGGATGAGGCTGACGGTTCAGCCAAGCCCTGGCGCTGGGTGGTGGATTGAGGTTCAGTTTTTGGAAGGTGGAAACGGGTATTGTGCTCGTTTGGAGTCTAACTCGTTGAAGATTTGTCGTGTTGATGCTGGTGTTTCTACTGTGTTGAAGTCTACCCCTGTGGGGGCTACTAGTAGCGACGTGTTTTCGTTTGTGTGGGATGGAAATCAAAGGTATCAGGCCTTTTGGGGAAACGTTTACGTTTCGGAGGTGGATGACTCTTATTCTGGTTTAGGATCTCAGATGAGGGTTGTTTCTCAGGGTGGGAAGGTAAGTGAGTTCATCGGTGGGGTTGTCAAAAAGGCTGATTTTGATGCTGTTGATGCACCTTACCGGAATGTTTTCTTCACTAATATCCTTTATTATGATGGGGTGGATTTCCCTTGGGTTGCTGATTCTGGCACTGCCTTTAATGCTGCCCTTCAGGCTGTAACTGGGATCAACACTGTTCCTTTTGTTACTTTAGCTTATTGTAAGCCATCCTTTTTAGATGGGGCTACCCCTGGTGTTGCTCCATCTAAAGATGCTTTGACTGATATTGTCGCTGATTGGGGGCAGCTAGTTGATGATCATCCTAGTCTTTCTCATTTCATTGTGTGGAAAGATAATCAGGGGTTTGAATGTGGAGCTGATGGATCTTCTAGTTTCTATGACGCTACTCCAGGGTGTATGTTAGGGGACTGGGATTATCCCAGGTATAGGGATTTGTTCCAGGCAACTTCTGAAGGTTTGCGCTCTCAGAGTTCTGGTATTTCTGTTTATGGTCCTAACTGTCATTTGTCTGCCCGTGGTGAAGGGTTTGACACCCTGTATGGTGGGGTGACTGTTGACTCCCGTGACATGGGCTTTCTTCAGTTCTTTCTTGATGATTGTTTTGCCGCCACGCCTTTGTTTACCGCTGATGGTCTGGCTATCTCAGGGTCTTTTACTTCATCTGAGTGGGAATTGTTGATCCCTTATCTCAAAGACCTGTGTGCACCGTTGCCTTTGATTGTGACATCTCCTGATCTTCCAGCTACCCCAACCCAGTCTAACGCTGATGATTACGTTAGCGTGATGAATGATTTTTTGGATGAAGGAGATGTTGTTTTTTACAATTATGGAACAGACTTCTTCTTTCACTCTCCTCGTTTGGTTTTCACTGAGTATGACTGGACTTTTACAGCCACCTTATCTCTTCCTAGTACAATGATGAACGCCCGTTTGAAAGTTGTTGGGATTTCTGATAAAGTGCTTCGTAATGGTGCCGTCACTATTATTAGTGATGGAGCTACCCCCTATCATTTTGCTGACGAGCTACCTGTAGGTAATGGTTTTCTCCAGTTAGGCGATTTAGAGGCAGGGGTTTACTCTATTACAGTTTTTGGAGATAAAGGACAGAACGGGAATGCGATGTTGCGTATAGGGATTTACAGTGATAACTTTGATGTTCTAACTTTAGCAGATACCCGATTTTTAGGGAGTCCCAGTGAGTGAACTGGAGCTTTTTCGACGCCGCCTAAATTTAGCTAAGGCTAATGCTGAAGGATTTAGGGACATTTCAGCTGGACCTACTCGCTGTTCAGGGCAGTTTATGGTTGATTCCTCAGGCGAGCTTGAGGCACAGATCTTGTTTCCTGTGAAATTTTCTCAAAAGCCTCTGCTCTCTTACGCTGGTGAGCTGAAAGAGGGGGATATGTTGACCTCTTCAAGGATGCCGACTCTGCGGATGGTTGTTTTGAGTTGGATTTTGGAAGATAAACCTCCTTTCCAGTCTTTGTATACTGGTGCAGTGTTGGGGGTTGTGTTGGATGGTCCTCCTGGTCAGCGTATGCTTGCTACTTGGCATATGGATGGCGTAGCGTTTTCTAACCCGGTGTGAGGCACTGATGCCACGTAAGGACTTAAGGTTGGTGCAGTCCAGGGACACGTCAGTGTTCACCTCTTCTTCTCGCGTTCAAGAAGAAGAAATCCAAGTTTTCAATCTTCCTGGTGAGGTGTCTGATTCAATTTCGGGCCATTGGTCACCTCAGAGAGACGTCGTCTTAACGTCTTGGACGGTAACTTCTTCGACTAGAGGAACTGGGGGATTGTGGGTTGTGCTTCTAGTCGGGGATCACGCTTTTAATGTGGAGGGTGACGGGGTTGGCGTTATGATTTTGCCCGCTGCCAACCTGGCTCTTTCTAGTAAAATTACGTTGACTAACAGTATCTATAATTATGCTACTGTTACGACCAATCAGTGGATGGCTATTCAGCTCGGTGGGTCCACTGGTCATTCTGACGTAACAGTTCAATTGTATGGGAAGTATCTCTAATGTCTAGAATCCCTTGGTCCTTGGAGACGCTAGATGGATTAGATGTCCTAGTTTTTGAAGTCAATCCTAAGTCTGACTCTGGTTCTTTTGGGGTCAATAAGGGGATTTCTTACTCTGTGGCGGCAGGGCCGTCAAACTCATCGGTGATTCATGAGACGACTGATGAGGCTCAGCAAGTCTCTTATTCGGGGGTTTTGCTGTCTTCCACTCAGTATGATGCTCTAGACCTATGGTTCTCTAAGGAGGAGCCTGTGATTTTAACCGATGATCTTGGTAGATCTACCCTTGTCTATCTAGATTCATTAGAGTACTCTAGGGCTCCGAAGCGACATTATCCTTTCCGACATGATTTCTCTTTCACTGCTTTTGTGTTGGAGAAACTATGACAACGATTGATTGCAATGTCATTTGGCAAGATACTTCAGGGAATCCAATTTCTTCAGCTTTAGTGGGAGAAGAGATCTGCATTCTAATTCAATTTGAATCTAATCCGACATCATCTTTAAATGATTGGGCAGGGTATCTTTCAGAACTACCCGGTTCCTTTGTTCCAACGGGATGGTTTAAGACGGGGGGGTCACCTTCATTTATTGAGCCGATGCTTCCACTTTATTCTAACTTCCCTGATGTAGCTCCTGATGGGGCGACGAGTGGGTTTTGGGGGATCGTAGGAAGCTTTTCCTTTGCTCAGTCCTTAGTTTCTGACTATTTAAGTTTTAGCGTTTCCGCTGAGGATCATACCGTTTTTTCCAGTTCAACCAATTACGAGACTTTGAATGTTACTGGCTGGGGTGGGTTTAGTGGAGTGATGCCATCTGGGGAAAGCTCTCCCCCTGAGTTTCTTTTAGGACAGTCGATCTTTTTCACAGATATTCGAGGTGGAGAGGATGATTCGGGAGTAATTATTGAGCTTCTGAGTATGGGTGATGATTTGATTTCATTACCTGTTGACATGATGGGAGCGGAGTGGCCTGCTGCTATCGCTACTACAGTCAATGACATAGAGGAATGGGTTGGGTTTTCGGGGGAAGGGTCAACTCATAATTTCGGCGCTTTGGTAGCAGATAATGGAGACGTGGCGGGGGTAGTTCTTAAGGGGCTATCGAACTCCGTTGGCAGTAAGTCTGTTACGTTAGAGTATTCCACGGGGTCACATGGGACTATTACCCCAAGTCTAGATTATACCGTTATTAACTCTAGGCTTAAGGCCGGTACTAGAGTTTATGCTTATGGGATTGATCCGGTCGCTACCCCTATTGAAGTTAACGATGAAGTATCCGTTTACGCTCTTGTTGATTTTGACCATTTTGATGCGTCCATTACTTGTCTGCATGTCCCCGATAGCTTTGTGGTGACAAATGCTGTTTATGGTTTAGAAGATTATCCATCAAGCTGGACCACTCCGTGGTCCTTTTCTGGTAATGGATCTTCTCACACATTTACGACAGAAGCATCTGGGAACGCTACTGACGTTGGCGTTATGCTTACAGGGCATTTCACTCAAGGTGGATCATACGATTTTATTTTTGAGGGATCTTCAACCTATAGACGAACTACAGTCAGGCATCAAACATTCAAAGTTAATGGAGCTGGAGCGACCCCAGAGGTCTTTCCAACCAGTGTCGCTCAATGGTATGCGGACGATAACTTAACTCCTATTTCCACAACGGAGAATGGAGAAGATGCGGTGCTTCATGTGGGGGCTGTGTGCATTGGATCTGAGGTTACTGTAACGGTTGAAGATATTTCTCCTAATTTGATCCTGAATTCAGTTAGTGTTCTAACTCAGCATCTCAACGGAACTACAGCTACTAGTAGTTGGGGTGATTTCTCTGGAGAGGGGGATAGTCTTACTTTTTTGAACTTAGGAAACTTTGATGGGGATAATGATGGCAGAGTGACCCTTGTTTTCGACTGTTCAACTGTAAGTCCTGGAACTGGACTGATTGAGGTAAGCTTTGACGCTACGTCTCCTGATGGTTCGGCAACTTACCTTCCCTTGGTTTTGTCCCCAGAACTTGAGATTACGAGTGGAAACATTTCTCCTACTGCGAGCATTTCAGCCGCTTCATCTAGTTTCACGGGGGTGAGTGTAGGGTTCAGTTCGACGGGTTCAACCGACCCGGATGGCACAATTACATCTTATGCTTGGGATTTTGGTGATGGAGGAACAAGTTCTCTAGCTTCTCCATCACATACATTTTCTTCTCCGGGAAACTATAACGTTATATTAACCGTAACTGATAACTTGGGGGCTACAGGTTCTAATACCCATAGCATATCCATAGTAGATGGGTCACCTATTGCGGTCATCGGAGCTTCAGGAACGGGAACTTTGAGGGTGTCTAAGGGATTCACAGGAATTAACTCTACGGACCCCAATGGGAGCATCGTCTCATATTCTTGGGATTTTGGTGATGGTAATACGGCTACTATCGCTAGTCCTTATCACACCTTCACCTCAGTAGGGACTTATCCTGTTACTTTAACTGTTACAGATAATCATGGTTTGACAGGTCAGACTACTTTAAATGTGGTCGTAACAGCAATTAACCCTCACGCTGTGATTACGGGACCGACGAGTGGAGTTAGGGCTACTTCGATCTCCTTTAGTTCAGCATCTTCAACCGGCACAATTACATCTTATGCTTGGGATTTTGGTGATGGGACGACTAGTGCTATGGCTAATCCCCCACATGTGTTTAATACTGTTGGTTCCTTCTTGGTTTCATTAACTCTCAGTGACCCAGATGGAGATATAAGTGTTGATACTCATTTGATCTCTATCATTTCAGATACCCCTGTCGCAATAATTACCGGCCCATCCCATGGGGTATTGAATCAATCGCTTGGGTTTAGCTCAGTCGGCTCTCTGGCACCAAGCGGAGCGATAGTTTCACTGGTTTGGGATTTTGGGGATGGAGGAACCTCTACAGCAATAAACCCTTCGCACACGTTCACCTCCCTTGGAGTTTTTTTAGTCACATTGTCGGTGACAGACAGTCACGGGAATACAGCAAATACCATCCATTCAGTCACCGTTTCTGAATTAGAGGAAATTATGGTAGGTGAAAGAGTTCCTTGGGTTTTCTATGATCCAGTTTCTGGACAAGCATATAGTCTTAGGGCTAATCCTCAGTCTTTCAAGGTGGTTAAGCGTAAGAAAAATATTGCGGCTGATAAAACCACGGCTGGTCAGTCCGTGTTTTCAGAGGGAAGGAGTCTGGTTCCCACTTTGAGTTTTAGTGGAGTGACTTTATCCGAGGATCAGTTAGAGACAATCCAACTTTTATCAAGTATGAGGCATCAGATTCGGCTATCCGATGATCTTGGACATACTTATTGGTTTTATATTACAAGTCTACAGTTGTCTAGGCAGTTAAAACGCCAGAGCCCGTGGTACCATACCTACTCTATTGATGCTGTTATTCTAGATTGGGTCTAAAATGAAACTACCTTATAATTATAGTTTCCCTTGGGTTAAAGACTCTTTTAACTATAACGCTACCCCTTTTTTTTATGATACGGGTTCCCCTTGGGGATACAATGGAGCGTGGGGCGGCAGTGCTCCTTACCGTCCCGTTGAGTCAGAGGGCTCTCTAACTCCGATTCCCTCTCCTCGCCACTGGTATTGGGAAAGATTGCAGTCGAGTGGTTCTAGTGCCTCCGCTTACACTTCTGGTGGTCGACTGCAGGGAGGTTTATCGGGGTCATCTGATTTAGGGTATCTACGAATGCAGCCTAGGACATTTCCTGAAACTTCGGCAGCAGTTTTTGCTGAATCTTTTGATTTTGTACGTCTTATTCTAGGAACTTCTTTCGTGAGAGAAATAGGCGTAAGATGTGGTCCTCTTCTCGATAGTCCAGGTTTGGCCCCTTTTTCAACAGAGTTGGATTTTTCTTTTATTGCTTTAGATACCTTTGAAGGTATTAGTCCTTCGTACACTACCTTAATGCTTTATGCAGCGGAACATGGTGGAGTTGTTACTCCTGATATGATTTCGCTAGTTAACGGGGTTACGGTCGCAGTGTTTCTTCCTTCTGTGAATATTAAATTTCACCTAAATGTATCTCAGTCTGATATTGATAGTAATGTAGCTTTAGGGAATAGTCTGGGATCAGAATACCCTATCGAAGGGTTACCTCCTAACCTTGGAACTATGACGTATGGGGGTTTGAACGAGGGGGATTCATTCGCTCAGGTTGGTTGTATGGTTGAGGGTAGTGTAACTCGTTACAGTGCTGATTTGACAGCCTTTGGGGCGTCTTTTGCTGGGTATGGGATTAAGGTCTTTAGGGTAGAGGATACCTTCGACTGCAATATTGGGACATTTAGGGATCGAAAAAATTATAGAACTGTTATAGAGAATCTAAATGGTGAACTTCTAAGTGGTTATAGTGTGGCTTTTTTTAGTCCTACTGGAGGGAGTAGGTACGGAAGGTACTTGGGGACAGATCCTTCTTTCATTCCTTTTAAGGATATTATGAATGAGGCTCTTACTGCTGCTGGGGCTTCAGCGGGGAAAGTTGATTATACTTCTTCTATTTTTCAGGGTAATGGTGCCGGGTACCTCGGATTTTACACAGGCTACAATTCATTAGATTTTTACAACCACGGATTTTACCTACCCGATCGTAGTGGATTTAATATTGGACGAATAGGGATGTAGAGTTTTCATTCATGCCCTTTCCTTGTTTACCTTACCTCCTTTCCCCTACTCGTAGGTACCACTTCTCTTACCCCTGGCGTCACGAGTTTCAGTGTTCTGCTTCAGCCCTTGACTGGGGATGAGTTTAAGCCGACCCATTTTTCGTCTTTGAGAAACCCTGTCGTGTCGACCCGGTGTCGGCCTGTGCTACTATGGCTGGACAGCGAATGTTCACTTCGGTCGATTCGGCAAATAGTTGATGAAATTATTTGCATTCTGTTTCGGATTGCTATATACCTCACTTCGAGGTAGAATGGAGACTTTGTGGATAAAAAGCTTTTACGGGATGGTTTTGCTATAGCGGCCACCTGCCTTTTTTATGGGGCTATCGGAATTGTAGGCTTGCTGGTGTCAGCAATTGTTATTCTATGGCTTGTGTGGGCTGTTGTTGGAATGTGGCAAGCGATCGGGGCACTGTTATGATGGGTACTGCTACTAGTGATTTGACGTTGGCTGATCGGCTTTATGATGACGGGGTATTTAACGATCTGTGTTCTGTTATCGGTCAACATTGTGGTTCCGATGGCACCGATGATGATCACAATGATTGGATTAGCGATCTAGCAAACGCTGTCGTTGTGCTTTTTACTCCGTCATTGCTGAAACTTGATCGACTTGAAGCAGTTTTTGCTGATTGGCCTTCGGACGAGGTGCGCTATGCTGCAAATCATACAGACGACAGTGGGGCTGGGGACGAATTGTCAGACTTGCTTCGCAAACTTGCTGATGCCTTAGATGTAGAGGAGAGAGCTAGTGACGGTTTATCCAGTCACCCCCAGTCAGTTTAAGAAGGTAACTGGACGACCCCCTAAGGGGGAAAGGGGAAGAATAGCTGTGATCCACGAGGTAGCCTCCCTGCTCCCTCAGTTTATAGCTAACAACAGCGGAAGGGCTTTGGGTGTAGATATAAAAGATGGAGTTTATTCTGAAAAGAGGAATATGCATGGCTCCAGGGCTAAAATACAATCTTGGATTGAGAGTAATGAGGGCGATCTTCTTGTTAAGAAATGTGTTGCTTTCTTCCATTCCAAGCAGTTAGACTCCTCGGATCTAGATGTGAAAAGCTTGTTTGATCCGATTCTAGTATCTCCCTGTTATTTTACTATTCATTACATCCTAACTAAGCGCATTTCTGACGAATTAATGGGGCAGCTTGAAGATAATCTTCTTCTACTTAAAGAAACGAGAAAACAGGTAACTAAAGAGAAAAGGCGCAAAAAAGCAGAAATTCGCTCTCAAACAAAGTATAAGAGTGAGGCCGAAGATGTTGCTCAAGCTGTTCTGCTGCTGAAACAACATGGGCTAGATGTTGTTTCTATTGCGAAAGGAAAACCTTAATGTGGAATGCGTTGAGGAACCTTTTTGTTGATGAGCATAAGTGGGATTATCGGTGGGTGAAGAGGATGAATTCTTCTCAGGTACCATACTATTCGCTCATATTGCAACTCCGACATTTGGACTATCCGAGATTTGTTGAAATTGAACTTACTCAAGATCAAAGAGCTAGCATGGTTCAGGCTTTCCCCGAACTGAGAGATGCATGGTTTTAGGAGATAGGATCAGTTACTTTCCACCTGAGCATCAGGCGGCACTGGAAGCGTTTTGTGAACAGTATCATCCCAGTATGGATGTTGAGAAAAACTTTTCGGCAAGCGGACCGCTCTTCTTTGACGATAAGCGAACATCTGTGGCAGTGATCGCAGCAGAGAACCGTTCAGGAATGCTGTACTGTAAGGCTCCTTACACTACGGTTTCTGTGTTGCATACGGGCGGGATGATTCGTGGTTGGATTCAGTCTGATAAGATGATTGACGCTGACGACATGTTCCTTGTGCCTCTTTCTTCACTGGAGGCTATGCCGTCAAAGTTCGATTTTGCTGTCTCTTGCCCCCATCTGTCAGTGTATGGTGGGTTTCAAACTGTTGGCGAAAACTTTTGGACGTGTTTTAATTGTGGAAAACCTCTCGTTCCTTCAGACACTAGCAAAACGTATTCAAGGTGAAGAGTTAACTTTTGGGGATTGCGTTAAGTTGTTGAGGTTGCGGCGTAGTGTTTCGTCGAGAGCTTTGGCTGCACAATGTGGGTTGTCTTCGTCTTATGTGAGTAAGGTTGAGAATAATTCAACTTCCCCTTCGGCTTCTGCTTTTGCTAAAATAGTTTTAGAGTTAGAGTGTTCAACTTTGGAGGTCATGTTCTTGTTGGAGATGTTGCGGAAATGAAATTCAGCCCTTCTCTTTTGAAGTCGTTTCAGTCTTGTAATCTGAAATACAAGTTAGCTAAAGATCATCCTGATACAGTCGAGCCGCAGTCTGCGGCCGCAAGCTACGGTACATTGGTTCACAAGTGTATTGAGATGTATCTTCTTGGTAGACCTATTGAGGACACGTTAGAGTTTTTTAACACTGTTTGGACTAACCCTGAGTTGATGGACATTGTCCCAGATTATTATCCTTCTCGAACTTCTCACGGCTCTTACCGAAAGAAGGGGTCTGAGGCGATTTTGGGATTTTATGAAGAACATCGCTGGCTCGATCGAGAACTTATAGCTACAGAGTTCCGGTTCTGTTTCCCTTACGGGTCCCATTTTGTTTCCGGGATTATTGACGTCTTGGAGTATGATCCGGTTACGGATACCCTGTATGTGGTAGACTTGAAGACGGGTGCGCGTCCTAATGCTGATAATCTTCGATTCGATTTGCAGTTTCTTTCTTATGACTTAGCTGTTCAGCAGGAAGAATTTTGGTGCGGTTACGAGCCGGAGATTGAGAAGTACACTGGTTTTCCGAACGGGAAGGAACTTTTTGACCGGTTCAGGCACTCGTCCCGCGAAATGGTCTGGTATGATCTTCGCAATGCCAAAGAGTACGCTATTGGCAAACATGATCAAAGGGACTATGGTCGTCTTTTGATGCTGTGTGATCAGATTGAGAAGGCTGTCGATCTGGATGTGTTTGTTCCCACTATCACGGGTGATACATGCAAGTGGTGTGCTTACACAGATATTTGCCCGAGCTTCGTTGAGGAAAAATGAAGTGGCGCTGTTTAATGAACCGTCATGACTGGGAGTATTTTTACCGGGGCAAGTATCTACTACCTGGATGGGCTTTTGATTTATCTGATCACTCTCGTCAAACGTGTAAAAAGTGCGGAAAGGTGATTGTCGTTCATGAGGGCATTGAGGTTTTCAAAGAATGGGGTTGGTGAACAGTGGAGTTGCTGACTCCTGTTGAAAAAGAAATCGTTGAAAAGCTAGGAGAGTGTGCTACAAGCTACTCTCAGGCGCTAGCCCCCGGCCCCTGTTATGATCAGGACCTGAGAGAGTTTATCCATCATATTCATGATCTTCAGTGGAGGGTTTTAGCTCAGGCTGCTGCTAGAAATTATCCAGAATTGTACAGACTTCAAGGAACATCTTTTAAGGAGAACAAGTGACAGTTGAAATCCATCATGCTGGTAAGGATGAGTACCCTGGTCCGCTAAGGATGCTGGTTGCAGGATACCCTGGGGTTAGCAAAACAAAGTTTGCGGCCAATTTCCCTAAGCCTGTATTTGCTTTTTGTGGCGGGTGTGGGCCTGAGCTTGCTGTTCAGGGTGCCGCCTATGGTAATGTTAAGTCTGAAAGCAACCTGTTTGAATTGGTAGAGTTCATTAAGGATTCTGACTACAAGACTCTTGTGATTGACACTTTGGATGGGTTTCAGAACATCCTTTTAGATAATCGTTTGAAGGATCAGCATCGTTCCGAACGCAAAGTGGACGATTATGTGTGGCTAGAGCAACGTTTGCGAGCCATTTTCACGGGGCTTTGTCAGCTACCTCAGGATATTGTGGTGCTGGCAAGCATGAGGGATTTAGTCGTTCAGGAAACTTCCGTTTTCCAGCCTGCGATCATTGGTAGTTTCAGTAATAGCATCCATCAGTTTCTAACTCATTCATTGTGGCTTAAAGCTGATGTGACTCAGTCTTCTGATGAGCGGGTTGAGAATTTTTATCTTTTGACAGAACCTACTTCTGAGGCTGAGTGGGTGAAGGATTATACTGAAACGTTGTCAGGTCAGTTCACTGTTGATTTCGTGACAGATCATGAGCGCCTGATTGAGGCGGTACGGTCTAGGGATGTGCAGGATTCTTGGGTTGAGCTTTTTGAGTCTCAGTCAGGTAACGATGATTCTGTTTCAACAGGGACGCACATTGGGGTGGATGGTGCTGTTCTTTCCTCAGAGGCCCCCACAGAGCCATCTGAGAAGAGTCAGCCTGAAAAGGCCCCTATCCCTACAGATGTACCAGCTACGCTTACAGAGCCTTCTGAGGCCCCTACAGAGAATACCGGCAGTGATGGTTCCTCTGTGAACGGTGCGTCTGAATCTAACTGTACGCTGTGCGGTAATTCTGCTGACAAAACTTGGGTTGATCTTTCGAAGTTAAGGTTTGGCGCTGTTCATTGTGCTGACTGCTTCAAGAAGCACAACTAGGTCTTAGGAAGATTTCAATAGGTGAGGTTGATAGTTTTCTCACTTGTTCGTAACACAAAATGGAAAAGGAAAACACATGGAAATTGCAATGAAGTCAGGGCCAGTAGAGACGGGATTTGGAAATGTTCCCGATCGGGAATGGCCGGTTATCCCTGAACGTACCCTGGTCGACTGTGAGGTTGTTAAAATCAACCTTCGTGAACTTAATCCAGAGTTTCGGGCCAGGTTTGATATCAAAGATGAGCATGAGGTCAGTTTTGATTTTCGAGTTACTGACGGGGAGTTTCGGGGTCAGAGAATCTTTGGTACAGCTAAGCCTTACCTGAACGATTCTGACACTTGTCGTCTTCGGTTTTGGCTTCAGGAAATCCTTGGGGTAGACTCTCTTCCCGGCGACTTTGTGTTCAAACTAGATGAGAATAACGAGGCCCCTGATTTGGTAGGGTTGCGTTGTCGTGTTCTAGTGAAGAACCGTGTTCGCAAGAGCGACGGTAAGAGGTCTCATGTGGTAGGCGAGGTCCTTCGGGCGCAGCAGGCGACAACCTTGTCAGAAGCCGATTTCTGATAAACTCAACTCGATCGCTTAAGGGGCCAAAAGCTTAAAGCGCCATCATAGGGTGGAGATCCAAAGTTCGATTCTTTGGTCGGGTGCTATGAAAATACTAGTTGGGCATGATACAAGCAAGAAGACTTGTTTGTGGTTGAAAACCCTCCCAAGGTTGACCCCGGCTAAGGTTATCGTCAAGGGTATTTACGCTAACCAGACCTCTAGTGGGCGAAACAAACTTGGGTCATCTTCTGATAGGTGGAAGTTGAGAAATTTAACATATCAAGGAATTGCTGATGCAATGGCTGACCAGTGGGGAGTTTGAGTGTTTGACCTTGTAGGGTACCTTGAGTCTAAGGATCTACAGTTAAAATTCGCTTCCAGCCAGTGTTATACTCATTGTTTTTTCTGCGACGAACCCTCAGATCGTCCGGGTCGACTGTATTTCAACATTGACGCCGAATCAGACAAGTATGGTCTTTGGAAATGTTTTCTGTGTGACAGGCGCGGTGGGCTGAATTCTCTGAGGAAACACTTTGGCGACCCTCCAGTAGAGGACAAACCGTCCTACCGTCAGTTACATATCTTGAATGCTGCCGCACAGTTCTACCAGCAGTGTCTAACAGAGACCCCTGAAGCGTACGAGTATCTTCGGATCAAACGAGGTCTCAGTGACGATATGATTTCTCAACTGTCGCTAGGTTGGGCGAACGGTGGGTTACTAAATCACCTTTCTAATCTTGGGTATAGCGTTGAGGAAATTAAGGAAACAGGGTTAGTGAACCCTAACGGATTTGACTTCTTTCAAGGGAAGATCACTATCCCTTATTTTGAGTTTGGGTCTGTAGTTTCGATTAGGTCCAAGCAGATAGGTGGGAAATATCTCTCCCTGAGAGGTTCCCACGGTCATTTGTATGGGGTTGATTGTGCTCGTGGGGCTGAAACCGTTGTTGTTTGTGCTGGGGAGATGGATGCGGCTGTCATGCAACAGTTGGGGTATGCCGCTGTCGGAACCCCAGGTGAACTCATTTGGAAACCGGAGTGGACGAAAGAACTTTCTGAAGCCAAACGTGTGTATGTTTGCTATGACAACGATGAGGCTGGTAGAGCTGGGGCTGAAAAATTAGTTAAAACCCTTGGCCCTCAAGCTAGGGTAGTTGAGTTACCTAAATCTAATCCAGGTCAGAAGAAGCTTGACGTTTCTGAGCTGGTGGTTTCTGAAGGAAAGACCAGAGAGTATTTTGATTGGCTTTTTAGTAAGTCCAAGGGTGGACTTCTTGTCTCTATGTCTGAAGCGTATGAGAGATGGTTAGAGGTTGAAGCGAATCCTGACGCAGGGCTCCGGCTGAACATTAGTGAAATTGATTCACAGATGAAGCATGGTTTAACCCCAGGTCAAGTGGTCGTACTTATGGGGCGAACGTTCAGTGCAAAAACGTTGCTCACTTTGAACATTCTTCAGCGGATGAGGCTACAGAAACCTGACCTGAAGATTCTGTTACTATCTTTAGAGTTAACCCGGAATGAAGTGTTCCAACGGTTACATACGATTCATAATTTTTATGAACCTGGGGCTTCAGAGATCGACACTGTTCGATACTGGGAAAACAACATTTACCTAGTGGATAAAAACAGGGTTTCGGAACAGGAGCTTGAAGTTTGCGTTGACCAGTACGCCTACGAGATGGGTTATGAACCCGACATTGTCGTAATTGATTATCTTGGATACTACGCTAGGTCTTTTCCCGGTGAAGAGTATGTCCGAATGAATTCAGCGATCATGGGTTTGAAGGCTATCGCCAAAGAGCATCAATTTGTTGTTTTTTGCCCACACCAAGCAAATCGAAGTGGTGATATAGGAAGAGAACCATCTATTGATTCGGGGCGTGGGAGTGGCGTAGTAGAGGAGACAAGCGACTTGTTCATGGTCATTTGGAACAGCGATCAAACCCCTGGGATAGAAAAGCAGGATGAGAAAAAAGAATTAAACCTGAGAGTAGTTAAGTCTAGAAGTGGAGGGTTGAATACTAAAGCCATCTTTCACTTTGCTCCCTTGACTCAAGCTCTCATCCCGGCGTCAGATCCTTTAGTTGATCGAGCTTTGAAAGAGAAGCAGTACGCTTGGGCGGGGGATTCTTTGGATCAGGCCATTAAAAGACATCTAACAGGAGATACTAGTGTATGAGGGTTGACCTGACAGGCTTTAGTGTTAGCGGTACAGTTAACAGAGGCAGGTGACGAGTGAATGCTAGGCTTTTGTGTTGTTATAGGGAGATGTTGAGCATCATGGAGGTGGGAAATGGGTAAGTCGATTGTTGATAATCAAGAATTTTTTGATGGGCGTCCAGTAGAAAAGTATCGGGGAAAGTTTTCAGCCCCGTTTGATCTCAACGAAGAGGCTGGGTTAGGTATCGACTCTGGTAGTCAAGTTACTTTCATTGTTACAGCCAGGTGTCAAACTCCACGCTTCAAAGATGCCCCAAAATCGGGGGAATTAATTAGAGAAAATACTTTCAAGGTAGAAGCTGTTGTTCCCATTGCTAGTGATGAGGCAAAGTTTCTTCTTGATAACATGGGGGAACTTGTAGAGGGAGTTAATGACGGGTTGATCGAGTCGCAGATGACAGCGCCCCTTCCGTCCTCTATGCCCTCTGTGGACCTGTGTGAGCCTCAGGGCTTTTTTGAAACCACCCCCTTAGTAACTCCAGTAAACGTGGGAGAGGGCACCCTGGGGTCCTTAGAGGAAGAAGCAGTTTATGTGAGTCATTCGGCTGCTTGGAGCCCATTCGACCGACCAATGTTTGACACAGAGTTGAACCCGACCTTTGAAGTTGTGGAGATTTGATGTTGGAACAAGTTTTGCAAGCTAACGTTGTGATTACCGGGGTAGTGTTCACTTTAGAAAGTTTAGAAATTTCTTACCTTGTCAACAGGGAACAAACTGATCAGGTTAGTATTTCTCGATCTATTGAAATCAAAATTGTAGATGATGAACTGGCATCAGCTTACTTAGAGTTGCAAGATTTCATTTGTGCCATAGTTGAAGAAGCTGAGGTTGTTGTAAGAAACCCTCCTGTTCGTCAGGGTGGGGGACTTAAAACACTGTACCGTCAAGCTCAAGGAAACGCTGACTCTAATGATGAGTAGTCTTAGTGCTATCTTACAAGAGGCAAGGGGCGAATGGTATAACTATGCTAGTTGTTGCAACATGGGGGACATGTTTTTTGATTCTAGTCGTCAGGAAGAATGTAAAGCTATTTGTGAAACGTGTCCTGTTAGGTTGGATTGTTTAAATGCTGCTTTCCTGTATCAGGATGATGGGGTGAGGGGTGGTCTTACAGCCCAAGAACGGCAGCCTATTATTCGACGTTTGAAAAGGTATCAGCCTATTTTCAAATTGGATGTTTTAGGCGGGTGACATGGTTCGATGTAAATGGTGTCGTACCTATGTGGAAAAAGAAACGGCGATCCCTGTAGGGTTGTCTTTCTTTTGTTCAGATGACCATTTGGGTCAGTGGAGACAGAAGGTAAGAGCCCCTAAGTCGAGGCTTCGGAAACGTGCGTCTGACAGGCAGACGACGAAAGACATTTCTCCTGCTACACGGCAGGCTGTGTACGAGTCAGATCTACACAGGTGTCGGTTTTGTGGAACAGAGTTTGTTCTTGCTCTACATCATGTCATGTATCGTTCTGAGGGCGGGGATCATCAGCCGCATAATCTGATCACGTTATGTGCCGAACACCACAATCTGATACACTCGGACAAGGGTCGGTACCAGCCCCTTTGTCTAGGGGTAGTGTTTTTACGTGAAGTACATTCAGATCATTTTATTTTGATCCCAGAACTAGAACACACCCTGCAAAATGACAGCATCATCTTATCAGGCGAGAGGCGTTGATTTTCCGTGTTTAGGTTGGAGTGTCAGTCCTTTGTTTCTTATTCGGTTTCAAGAGAGCACTTTGTTATTATCTGCTTAGATTGCGGGTATCGTATGGTGAATAATCGGAGCCTTAATAAAGTGAACGCTGACCATCTATGGTCATTAACTAATCCAGTTAGGACGTGGAAGTTTGACGACTATAGCCCCTTTGTAAAGGGAACGGGAATGTTGTATATGAGTGATGTTAGTCAGACTTAGTGCTCTTAGTTTTTCAATTTTAGTTTAAGATTACACAGCACATAGTGAAGGGCTGATCTCAGATCATGACTGACCCAGTAGTTCCAATCCATTGCCATACCTCTTACTCAACATTGGATGGGGCAGCTAAAGTTAACGAGTTAGTTAAGCGGGCTTCCGAGTACGGACTTCCAGGGTTACATGTTAGCGATCATGGGCATCTGCGCGGTGCTGTAGACGTGTACAAAGAATGTCAAAAGTATGACATCAACTGTATCCTTGGTGAAGAATTTTACATGGCTGACGATAGGACTGAGAAGTCCGGGTCTGCCGGGGTTGGGACCATCGACGGTAGCGATAAAAGGTACTATCACCTGACATCTATGGCCTCAAATGAGGCAGGTTTTAGAAACCTTATCAAAATGTCATCCGAAGCTTTTCTTTCAGGGTATTACTATCAGCCTCGAACAGACTGGGAACTGTTAGAAAAATACCATGAAGGACTAATTGTTACCACAGGTTGCTTAGGTGGAAAGGTTCTTCAACAGTTACTCCATGGCGATTACGATGGGGCGCTAGAAACCACGGGTCGTTACGTTGACATTTTCGGAGCCGAAAACGTTTACGTTGAGCTACAAGACCACGGTCTCGCTGATCAACGTAAAACTAACCCTTGGTTGATTGACATTGCAAAAAAGACCGGATTGAAGACTGTAGCAGCTCAAGATTTGCATTACGTGGATCAGTCCGATGCCAAAAATCATTCCAGTTTGCTTTGCTGCCAAACAGGGTCGAAACTCTCTGACCCTGACAGGTTTCAATTTGGGTCTGATCAGTACTTTTTGCATACATCTGAACAGATGAGAGAACTGTTCTCCGAGGTCCCTGAAGCGTGTGATAGCACTTTGGAAATCAATGAGCGTTGCCGTATTAAAATTGACTTTGATACAATGCACCTCCCCAAATTTGATGTTCCTGAAGGCTACGATTCTCCCACTACCTTTCTGAGCAAACTTGCATTCGACGGGTTGCTGGCAAAAGGGTTAACTTCACCAGAGTATTTTGAGCGGCTGTCGTATGAGCTTGGTGTCATTGACATGATGGGGGTTTCGTCTTACTTCCTTATCATGTGGGACATCTGTAAGTTTGCTAAACGACAAGGTATTCGGAGTGGACCGGGCAGAGGTAGTGCATGTGGGGCTATTCTTAGTTACTGTTTGGACATTACTGGAGTAGACTCTATCAAGTATGATCTTTCCTTTGAAAGGTTCCTGAACCCAGCTAGAGTCAACTTGCCCGATATCGACACAGACTGGCAAACCGATAGGCGAGATGAGATTATCAACTATACTATTGAAAAGTATGGTAGAGATCATGTTGCTCAAGTCATCACCTTTTCAGAAATTCGTGCCAGAGCCGCTGTACGGGACGCTACCCGGATTCTAGGGATAGAACCACAAGTTGGGGACAAGATATCTAAGGCTATGCCCCCACTACATATGGGGGAACCTACCCCCATCAGTGGCTGCTTGGAGCACTCTGAACGGTACGATTTTGGGTACAAGAATTCTGAAGAGTTCCGTCACCTTTACAAGTCTGATCTTAAATCAAAAGAGATCATTGATGTAGCTCAAGGGCTTGAGGGGCTTATTCGACAAGATGGTATTGGGGCTGCAGCTGTAGTTATTACCCCTGTTCCTCTGACTGATCTGGTTCCTATCCAGAAAAAACCAAATAGTCCCGTGGTAACACAGTGGGATAAAAAGATCCTAGAGGAGTTAGGTATCCTCAAAATGGACTTTTTGGGCCTGAGAAACTTGGATGTATTGTCTCATGCCGTTTCTATGATCGGTGACAGTTTTGATTTAGAAACAATCCCTTTGGATGATTTTGAAACGTACAAACTTTTATCCTCAGGTGAAACTACTGGGGTGTTTCAGTTGTCTGATTCTGGAATGAAGTCTCTTTTAAAGAAAGTTCAACCTCAAAGAATTGAGGACCTGTCAGCGGTCTTAGCTTTGTACCGTCCTGGCCCTATGGGGTCTAATATGCATAACGATTACGCTGACCGTAAAAATGGTCGGCAACCTGCTGTTCCGTTCCATGAGGACGCTACAGACATCCTTGCTGACACCTATCAGGTATGTGTGTATCAGGAGCAGGTTTCTAAAATTGCTCAAAGGTTCGCCGGGTACAACGCTGTTGAAGCTGACTCTCTGAGGAAGATCATTGGGTCTAAAAATGTGGATAAGATGGCTGAGGAAAGGATAGTTTTCACAGCCGGATGCATAAAGCAAGGTTACGACGAACAGTTCAGTTCGGAACTGTTCGATATGATTGAACACTTTGCCCGATACTCTTTTAATAAAAGTCACGCTCTTAGTTACAGCTTCATCTCGTATCAGACAGCTTACTTAAAAGCGCATTACCCTGCCGAGTACATGGCAGCTGTGTGCGCTTCTGTGTCTGATAACATAGAAAAATCTTCCGTGTACCTGTATGAAGCTAGGAGGATGGGGATCACAGTTGCTCCACCTAGTGTCATTAAGTCTAGAAAGGATTTCGTTGCTGTAGATGGAGACATCCTCGTGGGGCTTTCTTCGATCAGAAACGTAGGTGCGGTCACTGATCGAATCCTTGAGGAACGTGAAGTATCTCCATTCAAATCTTTTATTGACTTCTTGAAAAGAGTTAATCCTAACACTAGAGAATTGAAGTCTTTAGCTCAGGCGGGGGCTTTGGACGAGTTCGGTTCCCGTTGGGGTATTGTTTCAGTAGCTGAAGAACTTTTGAGCCAGGTGAGGAAAGATAAGAAAAAACAAGTCGAGTCTTTGTTTGATATTGATGAGATGATCGCTATCGAAATACCCACCCAAGAGTACCCTCTGATTCAAAAGATGGCTTTAGAAAAAGAAGTTGTTGGAATTTACATTTCGGGGCACCCTTTGGACGACACCACCCCTCTTAAGTGGCAGGTGCAAGACCTTTATAATGTTCCTGAGGATCAATGGGTAGATGTGTTGGCTGTGGTTTCAGGTGTAGATGTTAAAACCACTCGTGCCGGAGCTAAGATGGCAGTTCTTCAGTTAGAAGATCAGACGGGGGTATTGGAAGCGATAATTTTCCCTAAAACTTATGAGAAAATATCTGCCCCTAAGTTGGGGGATGTAATTACGGCAGGGTTTCGGATTGGTAGAGATAGGGAAGATCAACGAAATTTCATTTTGAACAGGTTTGAAGTTCATTCTCAGGATAGTAAAAGCGTAGAACAGGATACTATGAAGTTTTTCCTTCCTAAAGGTTTCTCGTTGCACGACATGTACATTTCTAAACTGAAAGGCATTCTAGTTTCACACCCTGGAAAGGTGCCTGTGTTGTTTTGGATTAGCCGGACGACCACTATGGAGCTGTCAGAAAGCTTTAACGTGGACGTTTCTGATGCCCTTTTAGCTGAGGTTAAGGATCTATTCCAATCCTTCGCTTCCCGTTAGTTCCATAGGTGAGCTAATGGGGTTGCTGTGGATGATCAAGAAGAGTTAGAGCGCATTTTTGTAGCAATGTATTTGGATGCAAATGCTCACTTTCACTGCGATCATTCTCTTCATTCGTGGCCTTGTGGGATGTGGGATGCGTCTTCTTCCCCTATAGCAAATCTTTCTTGGGGAGATCTTTATGAGCACGGGATTGTTCCCGTTTATTGGAGAGTTTTAACGGAGGACCCTGATGGGAAAACATCATGAGTGAAGGTAAATGGTCTCAGTCGCGTAGGAAGAAAGCTTCTGAACGCAAAGAGTTGCAGAGGCTTCATCAGTTTGAGATTTACAAGATGGAACGTAAACCTCAAAAGAAATTCAGAGAGGAAGATTGATTCTATGAGTGAGGTTCGACCACACCCAGCGAAGTTTTCAAAACCTATTTTAGAAAAGTTAGAAGATTTAACATCAACTTTACCTGATGGAGCTAGGGTTCTAGACCCGTTCGCTGGTGTCGGTGGGGTGCATTCTTTGACTAGGTTTGACACTGTTGGGGTAGAGTTAGAGCCTGAGTGGGCTAACGCCCATGATCGCACCTTGGTGGGTGACTCAAGGTTTTTGAGCATCCTATTCGGCTTTGAAATATTTGATGCTGTCATCACTTCTCCAGGTTATGCCTCTAGAATGAGTGACCGTTACGCTGGTGATCCCAAGGGATCTAAACGTGTCACGTACCGTGTTTCTCTTGGTAGACCTCTTACCGATGGGTCTGGGGCTGCTGTCCAGTGGTCGTCAGCTAAAGAAATTTCTGAGTACAAAGCTATTCATAAGGCTGTCTGGGAGTCTTGTTTCCAGGTTTTGAAACATGACGGGTTGTTGTTACTTAATGTTAGCAACCATATCCGCAAAGGAGAAGAGCAGCTAGTTAGCGAATGGCATAGGCTTTGTCTTGAAGAGGTCGGGTTTGTGATTGATCAAATTTATCATGTGAAAACTCAGCGCATGAAAATGGGAGCAAACTCCAATCTTCGTGTTCTCCATGAAAATATTGTGGTAGCGTATAAACCGTAACACCATCTATTTATAAAGAAAGGTCCTTTGTGGCTAAAAGAGCGGTTAGTAAAAGTTTAGATGATCTTAAAGATCAAATCACTAAAAGCTTAGGTGAAGGTGTCATCGGTTTTCTTAACGATGACGTGTTAGATGTCCCCAAGCTTTCAACAGGTATTCTTGCTGTTGACAAGATCACAGGTGGAGGGTTCCCTCAAGGTATGTTTGTTGAAATCTCAGGTCCTTTAGCAAGTGGAAAAAGTTCGATTGCTCAAAGGACAGTTGCTGAGGTTCAAAAAACGGGTGGGGCTGCCATCTACGTTGATTTAGAGAACTCTCTTGATCCACACATGTTGAGCACAGCAGGGGTCGACACAAAGTCTCTGATGGTGGCACAGCCGTCCACATCAGAAGACACCCTGGAGGTCCTAGAGGCGGCTGTGAGCACACCTGACGTGTCGCTGGTGGTTGTGGACTCTGTGGCGGGGATGATCCCTCGTGCTGAAATGGAGGGAGACTGGTCGGACGCTGTGGTCGGTCTTCAGGCCCGTCTTATGTCCAAGGGGATGCGTCGCCTTCAAGCACAGATGAGGAACGCAAATTCTGACGTCACCGTGATTTTCTTAAATCAACTTCGAGCCAATATTGGCTCTATGGGGTATGGTCCTCAAACTACTACAACGGGAGGGAAGGCGTTAGGATTTTGGGCTGCTACACGCCTTGAGGTAAGTAGGATTAAGAACATTGGGGCGACAGATAGTGTGATTGGTCATCAGGTGAAGGTGAAGGTGACTAAGAATCGTCACGCTGCACCTTTTCAGCTTGCCACGTTTGACATCTACTATGATTCAGGTGTTAGTAATGAGAGCACGTTGTTGGATTGGGCTATTGAGGCTGGATTAATTAGAGCGTCAGGGGCTTGGTATAGTGATGTGGAAACGGGTGAAAAATTAGGGCAAGGAAAGGTGGCTGCGTTAGGTGCCCTTTCTGACCCTGAAGTTTCTCAAAGGTATTTAGCTCAGTTGGGTTTTTGAGAAAGAGCTGGCAAACCGTACCCATGATATTTTTTTTAGCTAGGATGTGGTGTTCTTATTGTAACCAACAATTCTTGTCAGAATACGGAGCCTTTCAGCCTCTCCCCAAAGAGGCGCTTGTCGAATGTCTGTATGTGAGATGATAAAGGTTACCTTCAAAGGTGAATACTTACATTGGGAAAGGGTGTAACAGTTGCCAACTGGCCCAATCTGATGATAACCAGCTATCGAGGCCTTCGCTATCTTCAATGGTATGCATGTAGGCTCCACTTGCATGATTAGCCTGGAATCCACAATTTAAGCAGAGTATCTGGTTTGTAATGCTTATGAACCTAATATGCTCTGCGAAGCATCTAATATAAATATCTTCATTTAGTTCGATCATTAAGATCCTATCCTTCGAACAGATAAGGGCCGGAGAGTTTCCTCTCCGGCCCTTATCGTATTTCCCTTCAGGGGGTGTCGTCAATCGTGGGTCACATCTGCCAGGGTTTCGTTCCGTTGGTGCGGTATAGGTCGAGCATGGCTTTGATGTTGCAGTCAGGGTTGGCCCATTGTTGCGGGGTGCATCCTACTTTGTAGTAGCGGTTGGAGTGGACGCTAAGGAGAAGTTGACCGCATCCTCTGGCTGTGCTTTTAGGGTTGGCTGCTGTGGGGGTGTTGCGAGATTCTCGCCACACTATTTGTCGTGCCCATGCACGGCTACTGGCAGGCCAATGTTTTTCGATTGCCTGATAGCAGTCTACTGATGGTTGTGATGTTTGTGATTTGATGTTGTTGATTATTTGTTGCTGTTGCTGTGGGTTGAGGGCTTTAAAGATTTCTAACTGTTGGGGGGTACAGGATGCTCCTAGGACGGTAAGCCCTAGGGTTAGGGGAATCAGGGTGCGTTTAAGTAGTGTGGGTAACATAGGCTTTTCCTTCGTTGGACAATAAATGAAAGGTGAGCCGTTCGACCTTCCGGCCGTTACGGCTCACCCTCTTATATTACGACATGGTTAAGCTTTTAGCAAGCAGTCTCCCCATTTGGCACATCGTTCCCGAGCAGCCTGATCAACGTAGCGATCCCATTTAACCGTCGATGTACTTAGGACCCCGTAATCTCTGAAGAATTCATCAAAAGGTGGATGGTATGCCCAATGTTTGGTTTCAAAAAACGTGTGGTCATCTGTAGCCGAGTATCCGCAGTTGAAACAGAAGTTAATGGTGTTGCTTCTGGAATCGAAACGCATCAGGTGATCTTGGCAACAGAGTTCATTGAACAGCATGGGCATCATAGGGGTATCCTTTCGTCATGTGGGTGCTCAGCTAGCTAGATGGCGTTGTAAGCGACGCAGTGGGCTCCAGGCCCTGACCCTCCATCCCGGAGCCCCCCCCCGTCCTGTGGCCTCTGAGGGGGCTCTGGTGGACAAGTACAGGAAACGGTCGTTTGTGGGGGCGGTGGGGGCGGTGGCAGACGTTCGGGGTGTCCGGGGACGGGTCAGACATCGGGAGACTCCTGTCGCTGGTGGTAGACGATCGCCCATGACCTGCCGATGCGTTCGACCGCAGGCCCGCACGGACAAGACGTCGACTTGGCGTGCTGCCCGTCGAGTTCGTTCAACGGGATGTCGTGCGAGTAGCGGATGATGCGTTCCATCACCAGACCGTCTGGTCGTAGCCGCGGCCATCGCACGCCGAGCACGGGCACAGCTCGCCATCGCAGCGAGGGTCGCAGCACTGGATCGGGTCGTCGCACTCGCCCCATCCGTCGCCGCCGCACCATGAGCACTCCGGGTGCTGGTCATCGTCGATCAGCCCGGCTGCGCTCGGGTTCGGGATGGGTGCGTCAGGCGCCATCGTCGGCCTCCAGGGCGTCAGCTAGACGGAGGAGCAGGTCGACTGCGGCGGGTGCAGAGGTCGGCACGACGATGTCGCCGGACTCGATCAGCGCGTCAGCGACGGCACGGGCGTCTCCCGCCGCCGCCTTGATGCGGTCGAGCTGGCGGAGCTGGGCCGCAGCGGCACGGATGTCGGCGGCGAACGAGTACCCCACGATCGGCACATGCCCCGGTTCGGCCCGTTCGTCGAGGCGCTCAGCGAGGCCGGGGGTGGGTGTCTCCGGGGTCTCAGCCACGGTCGGCCTCCCGACGCTCGCCCTTGCACGACGGGCGACGCAGCGGTCGAAGGTGGAGCGGGCCATGACGCCGACCTCGTTGCCTTCGTCGTCAACAAGCCAGACCTCGCCATCGACGAACTGGGCGCGCACCAGCACTTCCGCGGTGGGACAGACGTTCGGGGTGTCCGGGGACGGGTCAGGCATCGGGGGACCATGCACTCGTTCCATGATCCAGACCATCCGCTCCACGCCGTCGTCGTAGCCTTCGTGGTAGGTGCACA